TGGGGATACTATGTATCCCATTCCGTTTTGAAACGCACAGTCATAATAAGGTTGACTTAAGTAATCGGATGTGAGGATAAAGTGCCTGCAATCCTTGCACCTCACCACTGGTACTGCGTCTTTTGTCTTCTGCCTGTCTATCGTGTCAAAAAAGCCCTTTTTTACTTCTTCGCCCACGCTCGCAAGTTCACTTGATAAAAGCCCAATAAAAGCAACTTGTACCTCAATATCAGTTTTCAATTCATCTGCATCAATCAGCCGCATTGTCTTTCCTTTCTCCGAAAAAACAGAATTCCCAACAGGCGGTCTCGCATTTAAAGCGTTGCGTACAATATCCGAGCGCAGGAATTGAGGCGGGGTTCTCCTTTCCTTTTGGTTTCCAATGCTTGCAAAACCGACACCGCACTACCTGTACCCAATCGGTAGATGTGGTAGTAGTCTCCTTCCCTGTTATCGGCTCATCTTTATCAGTCCACAGCATCGTCTTTCCTTTCTCCCCAAGCACAGTAAAAATCTTTGCCAACAAAACCACCACCATATTTGCCGAACACTGGACACCACACTTCGTTTTTCAATTCCTTTGTTCTATCATGGTTTCTGCAATCCTTGCAGCGCACCACCGTGACTGCGTCTATGCTCGGCTCTTTTTGGATGCTCTCGGTAAAATGATAAGCGGTATAATCTCCGCATCTTGCCTCGTCTGTTAACCATAGGCTTTCAAGGCGGTCTGCATCAATCAGTCTCATCGTCTTTCCTTTCTCCTCTTGAACAGTACCCATAATCTGGTTTGGGGATAAGCATATAATTGTTTTCGAAATAAGTGCAGTAATAGATGTCGGAATCGTTGTACCGCTCACAGTATCTGCAATCCTTGCACCGCACTACTTGGACAGCATCCACAGTAGGAGCGAGTGAAATCTCAAAGGCAGATACATATCCGTATGCCTCAAACTCGTTCGCACTTTCAATCAACGCATCTGCATCAATCAGTCTCATCGTCTTTCCTCCTGTTCCACGCTTCTTTCGTCTTCGCTTTTCTGTAGGCATAATCCTCGTCACAGTTCATGTACGGGCTATCGTCCTCAATTGAGAATATAGCCTTGCAACTGTTGCAGAAGATTTCATGGTTTTTAGTTCCGAATGAATACTCTTGCGAATATGTCTCGTAAATGTCTTCGCTCCCACAAAACGGGCAAGGTTTAAGTTCCATCGTCTTTCTCCCCCAAATAGCAGAATCCGTCATTCGGAACATCACGATTTAATCCGTTCGGATTACGGCACTCTATCCAACTATCCGTAATACCATTTCGTATGTCAACCCAATGATAACCATATTGGCAATCAGCACACCGTACTAACTCTTCCCCTATAAGGCCCCACCCATCTACAAGGTCGCCTTTGCTCTCCGCTTCAACTATCCATTCCATCGTCTACCTCCTCTTTCAGCCAATCGAGAACCTCGTCTTTTGTTTCGATGAACCCCTCATAGCCCTCAAGACGAAGCGCATCAAGCCGTAGCAAATACAGTTGTTCCGCCAGTTCTTCATCTGTCATAACCCGGATGCGGTCGGCATTGGTCGGCGGCTTTGGCTCAAACCTATCTCCTTGTAAACAATCCTCACAAGGCCATTCCCAAATATCATACGGATATTTGCATTTATCGCATTTGCTCATCGTATTTCCTTTCTGCCTCTGAGCAAAAACTCATAGGTTCTATGCCTTTTTCCCAAGGAATACAGTAACCAGTAGCGTGTCCATCTGGGTCTGGCGTCAAATAGCATCGGCAATCCTTGCACCGCACTATCTCGGCATCTCTCGCCCTGTATCCGTCATCATACGCTCTCTGCAAGTCTGCCCCAAAGTCAATCATCGCTTTCCTTTCTCCGTCTGCACAAAAGTATGCCAAATCAATTAAAAATAGACCGTGCCTGTCACAAATTTCTTGACCGTCATACCACTTGCAATCCTTGCACCGCACCACAGGGACGGCATCGATGGTTGGAGCATAAGCAACAGCCATTTTTGCGTTCATTTCTTCGGGCGGTATATACAGCGCATCCGCATCAATCAGTCTCATTTAAGTTCACCACCCCGTCCGGCCACAGCCCATCAAGCTCAAGTTCAACGATTTCCTCCGCCGTACAACCGCAAACATTGACAAGCACTTCCCTGACATATGACGGGTCTGCACTATCGAGGTCGTTGCTAATGTAGTTGTGCAGGATTCTGATTATCCTGTATCTGGAAACCATTTCATCACCTCAAATATGGTAGTCAAACATAACAAGAGCCCAATCGTCGGGCTCTTCTTTTATTCTCTCAATTGTCTCATCCGTAACTTTCGCGGAATACCAGTTGCCATCGAAGAACCCAGAGTCAAACACATAATCCCCACTCAGAAGTTCTGCAATCAACTTGACCTCAAACAGCGCACCGAAGTTCTGAACCTTGTCGATGTTGTTTTCCACAAGTTCTTTCAAGTCCGTACTAACTCCAGACACCCTTTCAAGGCACATAGCAATCTGGTCTTTCTGATATTTCCTCACATCATCGATTTCCTTAATAAACTCATCAAGACCGTCCTTGGAAAGTAACACATTCTCTGGATATACTTCACTCCATCTGCCAGCCGTATCTGTTTCCCGCCAGTCAAACGCTCTGTCATAGAAACCTTTGGTTAAATCCTCGGCGTCCTGGCGAGCCGTCTCAACCATTTCTTCCCTGTCCCTAGACTTCTGGTCTACCTTGACTAAAATCTTGTGTAATGCGTGCATATAATCCCTCCTTACCTTAGATACTTACTCATATAAAGTTTAAAGATGTCATACGGGGTCGCGTTTGGCGTAGTAACACAGATGCCATACCACGCCCTATCATCAACGTCGCAATCCTCATTGCCTTTCAGTGCTTGATAGATTTCCTGAATCTCGCTTTCATATTCTTCAGTGCCCACATAAAGGTTCCAATGCAGACAATATGCCGTCCACAGGCAGAGCATGTGATTCCATGCCATCTCATCCCAGCACTCCTCGCCGATGTAGTCCAGCATGAACATAAAGTCTGTATATTTTTCCGGATTGAAGTACTCATCTTTCATTTTCAGTCCACCTCGCACAAGTCAATGTTCTCAAACTTGTAAATCCTAAGGCCGGAATCCTCATACTTTTTCAATGCCTCTGCGATAAGGTCAGGCAGAAGCTTCCCCTTGCGGTTAAGAAGCGTTTCCAGAGACGCCGTCAGTTCATCGGCGTACATATATGTGGCTCCATCTGCGTGAAACGCCATCTTGATTCTGCGTGCTGTTTCTTCGTCCGCTTCTTCTTCATAGAAATCCACGTAATAATCCTCCCACGCATCGTCATTCTTCCAGTACAACTCACATCCCGGTTCCTCGGCACAGTATGTAATCTCTGCGTCCGGAGCATATTTGTTAACAAACTTGACAAAGCACTGGAGCATCGGAACCCACGCAGTCTCTGTCTGAATAGAGATTTCATCCCCATCGGCGGAAAGCTCATAGTATTCTACCGTTCCCCTGCATCTTATCTTCGTGGTCTCCACATTCTCTCCTACGGCGAGTAGAAGATTTCCCAGCCAGCGTTTTCCGTAGCGACTCAGGCTGCTCGTGTATTCTCCAACTCTCTGTCCACCATCATCTCTCTCGATGACATTAGAAAACCGCTCGTACAGTTCCTGGATATTCTTTTTCTTGCCGGAGATATGAATCTGCGTTAAGCACCAGTTAGGCATAGTCGTGTTCCTCCCCGTCTTCGTCATACCATTTCACGTCCAAAGCTTCGTACAGTTCTTTCTTCACACGCTCAAGTTCCTCGGAAATAAACTCATCGATATTGACCTTGCTGTCGAGCTTAATCCACTTATCCTTGAACTTTTTTCTTTCCTCCATATACGTTTCTTTACACGTGTCTCCGGAAAGCCACCATTCCTCTGCGTGCAGATACTCCGATAAATCAATCAGCAGCTTCTTAATTATCGGATCATTTTCCTGATACGATAAATCATAAATGCGCCCATAAACGTAGTCCATTGCTCCGCCGCTCATTCAAAATCACCTCCAGAAACAAATTCAGGTGGGCACTCATTGTCCCACCATCCAATCGACTGCTCGCCAGTCACACTATTTGTCAGCACTTCCACTGTGCAATTATCGTAACGTTCTACGGTGTCAAAAATCGTTGACATTATTTCAGTTCTGTCCGCCATTACCGTTGGCATATTGTCAATGATAGTTTTGAAAACCACCTGGTCGCCTATGCTTGTGTTTGTCCATGGAATATCATCCGCATTGATTAACCGCATAGCGTCAGCTCCTTTCTATGTTATTTCAGACTGCCTATAGACTCAACGACGTAGTCTATAATGGATTTAATAGACTCGACCGTGGTATCTACATTTTCCCGCGTGGCGTATTTGGCAATTTGTATTTCAATAAGTGTGTTGCGATTAGTAAAAAAAACGGCTCCAAGAACAGCGACGATGAATACAACAATAGATATTCTTAAGAAAAGAAATATTCTCGCTACATTTTGTTCGTCGTCCTCATCAAATATACAAGACCTTTCAGCAAAATATGCTATGCTTAAACAAACCACAAGTATACCAAATACAACGCCAAAAACAATAAAAGCTGTTTGGATTCCGTCTATAACTTTAATCCAATAAAACCAGCTTGGATTGATATAGTATTCCATTATTGATTCTCCTCAATCATAGATTACCTGATTGCCGTTCTCATCCTCAATGAAGAACAGCTCGCCGTCATAACCTTCGTCTTCCCACATTGCCTGCGCCTCGTCAACAGACGCCGCATCAACATCGATTTCCTTTACAGTTGTAATTGTATACACAACTCTATACTTCATATTAACTCCTTTTCAATCGCATCGGAAAACTTCTTATACAGCCGCTGAATGTCGCTCTTTATATATGTATCAAAGATTGGCATGCTACGCAAAAAGCATTTTCTTCCAGTAGGAACACTTGTGGCTACATAATCTAGATAATACCCGCTAGAATCTCTAACACAATAACCCTCTATTCTCGCTGATAGCACGCCATCCGATGTTATGTTTGCAAATATTGGATGCCCTGTGCGTAGTGAGATTTTACAAAAATCAATGCCGTCCATATGCCACATAATGTAACACATCTTATCTTTGCTCATCCAGCCGTCCCACTCAACGATTATCTGCGGCTCGTCATCAATCCCAATGTATGCTCGTATGTTCGACACATTGGGTTCTGAATCATTTCTCATCTAAGACCCACCACAAACCGTCGTCAGATGCCTTAATGAACCCAAGCTTTTCCAGCTTTCTGGCCGCTACCTCTGCAAAGAAACCAGCTCCGCTCTCAAAGCTTTCAGCTAGGATACATTCGGAAACAAATTTGCAGAAATCCTCAAGCGAACCAGCCCGCTTCTCTGTCTCAAGTCTCTTCGTAGACTCTGATTCCATGCACTGGTCGTGATAATCCGCAGGAATCATATCGCTATCAAACATGCGCTGACAATTAACAAGGACGTCATACATATCTGACGCCGCTATTGCGTACATACTGCACTCAGTATCCAAATCCTTCCCGGTTGTTGACATTTCCTCATAATTCGTCAGCACTCTGCAGATTTGGTTATACAGATTATCGTTGTTCACCTGTCACCCTCCACTCTTTGTTGTTGTGAACGCATCAATGTCGCAATCACAACTTATAACCTGCCCGCCGCATATTGGGCATCTTTCAACATCGCATCCAGGATGGTGATAGTTGCCGTATTTTGCACCACAATCACCGCAACGCTCTCCCGGATTCGTCCATCCTTCTTCTCCAACCAGCATCCGTTTGTAATACTTTCCAGAAAACGTCCTCACATATTTAAATGTGCAACCATTTGCCTTAAGCATTTCTCTGTTACATGCTTCGCACACCGCCATCTCATTCATCCCCCCATACGATAGTGTTGTATGTGACTCCCTCGCTGTCTGTGAACGTATTTCTGTACAGTTTCGCTTTGGCGAAGTCCTCTTCCTGTTCGCGCTCTAATTCCCTTACTCTCTTGAGACCAAGCTTCTCAACGTGGCTGTCAGCATACCCGCAGTTGACTTCACCTGGAGTAAACAGACTATCATGTCGACGCCAAAACTCCTTCATCCCTCCGTAAGCGAGACACGAGTTCATCATTTCACGGCAAGAAAGCTCCTTGTCCAACTGCTTTTGTTCGTCAGTCCATTCATTATACGGAATCCTGCATATTGACGGCAAAGATTCCCTTGCCTTACGTATCTGTCTGTCAGTCATTGGCTCTCCTCCTCATACGGCAATTACAGCTCCTCGTCTTCTCTTTCATTTATATAGAATTTGTGCGTATAATCCTCATCAAACTCGTCGCCATAAACCAGCACTTCCATCTGTCCTTTTTTCCACACAACCCGCCAGTTCTCGTCAATGTCATAAGCATTCCTGACGACCGCCAAATCTTGAAACCAACAGCCACGATTATCTACCAATCCAATGAAGATTTCATTTTCGTATTCTTGGTCTCTATTCTGAGAGACTACCAGATTGTTGCCAGACGGCAACGGAATAATCAAATCAAAAGTATCACTCATCTTATATTCCCGTCCTCGTCAAAAACCTCATCTACCATATACTCAAGAGTCTCCCATCCAGCCTCAATCATCGCGTCTGTGAAGTGATGGTTGTTCTCGCAGGCTACGCGAACTGCACAGATATTGTCTTCAGTCTCGTCAATCCCTTTGGCGAATAGTAGAGCTGCAATGTCATCATCACACCATCTTACTATGCCGAAATATTTATCTTCCATTGTATTCTCCTCTCAATCTATCAGCGTTATCTTGTGCCCATCCTCAACGAGGTAGCAGAACATCCAGTATCCTTTTGGAAAATTTGGGTTCTCGCTATTTAGCACGGCGCATGCCACAGTGAATTGCTCTGCTTTCACGATATAATCCATGTTTAAAAGTACATCTTTACCATCAAATGTATGGAAAACCATCCCGCCGGTTCCAACAGCAGCAAGTGCTTCCAGAGGAATTCTATCCACGTACTCGTACCATGTGCTTCCACCGATGCCACCACCACAACTCATCTTGATTCTTGTGATAGGCTGGTAGTACACATCTTTTGTCACCCATTTGCTCGGGGTCATCGGTCTCTTTAGGACATCGCTTTCATACAGCTTGTCAAAGCTACACTTCCTGTTCATCAAGAACCCCCTCATCAATAAGAAAATCGAAGAACTCGTCATCGAAAAGCTGCAAACCGTACCAGTCTGTCAACAATACAAGAACTCTTTCGCTATCCAATTCGCATAACGTGTCCCAAATTTCTTTCTGTCTTTCTGTCATTTGAAATCCTCCTTCGTTTTAGTTTGGACTTGCATCCATTTATCAAAAAGCTAAGACTAGTGTTGTGGCTTTTTGATATAATGCCTCTGTGAACTTGCCGTGAGGTGAAATTATCCAATTCCGGCGTAGCTGGATCTGGATAATTTCCCGATCTGCAAGAGAGACATAGTCGCTGTGTTACTCACGCACTCGGCTATGAGCGGTTCCTCCTGTAAAAACCAATTACATGCAAGTCGCTGGGGAAAATACCTTTATCCGTAATAACCCTTTTTAGGCATGGGGTTGCCGCTTACAATCTTCTTCAAATTTCAAGCACCGCGTTAGGGCGGTGCTTTTGAGTACCAATGTTTCATTGTACTCGACTCCTTTCCGATTCTTCAGGATGTAGGCGCTCTACAATCTACATAAGACCTTTTTGGATCCTGAAGGCCACCGGAGACGCTGCTTTGACCTCCTTACGGCGACTGGTTACACGGCTGCCACCGCCTTGTCAAGACTTTGTTCGGACTTAATGAGGATTTTACTGATGTTCTTTCTGTCCAAACGGCTTGATTGCGGTTCTTGGAACTGGCGCATCTCTGACAGCGAAGCCGCTCCGGCCGTGCATGTCCTCCTTCCGGGTCTCCTTCCTCTCGGTCAAACTGTTACTTCCGCTCTTAGCGGGAAGCGTTTTGATTACTCAAAAAACAATGCATTGTACAACGCCCTGCCTACCTACTCCTTAATGCCACGGCAGTTCTTCGTCTTCCTCTATGTCAATAGGCTCATAGTGTTCAGACTGAATCACTCCGTGATTTGCGTTTAACTGTTCCTTTATCATCTTCAGCACATCGACTCCATGCTTCTCGTTGATGTGCTTAATGATTCCGTCGATTGCGTCAGCCTCAACCATTCTGTAATAGCTGTGATACCCCGCCATTACCTGAATGTCGTTCAGTTCCCACTGCTTCCCATTCTTCGTGTCCATGATGAACGAGTGAAGCATCGACTGGAGCTGACGCTTTTTCTTATGCCCCACCGTGATTTTGTTGTCCTTATTCAGCATTACGCCTAGGTTCCAGTTAGAACCTGCGGACGAACCATACCTGGTCTTGGATGGTTTGATGGTGAACGGGGCTTCAAATTTCGCAAGAACCCTGCAGATATACCCCATCATCTCGAAGACCCTGAAGTCATACTTACTGGAAATCAAAAAGTCGTCTGCGTATCTTGTGTACACAAACGACTGCTTTTTCTCTTTCCAGTACTGCATTCCGAAGAATTCATCCGGAACTCCAGGCTCATATGTGTTGCCGATAATCTCGCTTATCCAAGACTTACCCTCGTGACACACAATATCGCCTTGGTTATACGCCTTGCCAGAAACCCACTCCTCTTTTGCCACCTTGATGTACGGCATCCCGATGTTGTCACCCCTGAGCTGCTTGTTGATGGTGTAATCAATCGGAATCATCATGATGTTCGTGATAGTTGGAGAAATCGGCGTACCCTGCGGAAGACCGCCGTCAAGGAACGCAAGTTCCAAAGCAGTTTCGAGTTCCCTCTTTCCGCCATAGTTAATGATTTCGCTGAACGGGAATATCATTGAGAACATCCTCATCACAAAGTCCAGCGTGGTGCTTCCAAAGAAGTTCGACAGGTCAAACTTGGCAAACCATTTGCTCTCATTCGCCTGATGACGCTTAACCGCGTCCACCGTGCTTCTGCCTTTCACATATGCGAAAGCCGTGGTGTAATACAGGCAGTGAAAATCTTCCTCGAAAATCTTCTTGAGCCTGCGAAGAGCCTGCTTCAGGTCATCGTTTGGAGCGTCAATCTTCCTCAGACCGCCGCTTCTTTTCGGAATATAAAACTCTCTGTACAATTCCTTACGAGGAACCGCACGGAGAGCCGCCGTGGAGTCATTGAAATCATGTAGTTTCTTAATCATTTCGTACGGGGTCGTCCCGTACATTTTGAACAGTTTGTTACTGAATCTGCCGCTCAGAAACTCCTGTTCATAAGTCCGCGTGTTCGTGATATTATTCACAATCAGCGAACCCTCTTTGATGTCTCCAAACAGAAACTCTTCAAACGACATCTGCTTGTATACCGGAGACTGTTTTACCGTGATATAGACCATAATTACCTCCATTCTTTTGTTCTGCGATCTAGTGTATATTTTCCATCCGAGGGACTCGGAGGTGGCGAGCTGTGGATAAATGTAAAATCCAGGTGAATTCAGGTGGTGGGACTTCTGTTACAGGTGTCTTATTGGGTGTTGACCTTGGCTTACAGCCTGCACACAGTCCCATCAGAGCCTTATGCGCCCGAGAACCTCGTGGTTCCCAGTCGTCCGCCCGTCTCCCTCTTTCGGAGCAAAGTGTTACTTCCGCCGTCGGCAGAAGCTATCTGAAACAGATAAATGCATCGCAGATTTTTATGTTATTTATTCTTCAATGATTGAAATACTGCCGTCCTCTTCATCGTAATAGAAACTCGCATTCACACAGCAATCGCAATATGCAAGCGGAATACCAATCTCCACATCGTCTGGAATGTCTTCCAGAAATTTCTTCATCTCTCCTACATTGTGAATAAGCATTTTACACCCCCATAAATCCTTTTTATTTTTCAGGTAATCAAAAGAGAAGCTCGAAGGAAGGCTGCGCCATGATCAGCCGGCGATCAATTACGCTTGGAAATTTGTCGGAAGCTGTTGTGGCACAACAATGGGCTAGTTGTAAGCCCGCACCAGCTGCCGCGGCGTCATTTCCAGCGTCCCCCATCTTCTTCTTTCAAGTTGTTACATCCTGCGTAACGCGAGGAGCACTATGTCGCCATAGTTATGCATTACCTGATTTGCTTACAATCTAAGTAGAATGCCCGACGGTAAGCCGCAGTCCATTCTGGAGTTTATAGTATTTTATTCGAGTTGAGGCTGTTGCATTGCAACGGGCTTCGGACCCTGACGCGTTTAAACTTGCTACAATTTGGCACGCCCGGGCACCCCTCTTCTCGAACAATGTGTTACATTCCGCCATCGGCAGAAGCCTGTTAAACAGTATGCATTGTAAGCAATTATTGTTTAGTAGTTTTGCGGACCGAAGCAGACATACCTGTCTTCCTCATCCCATTCTTCCGGCGGAGCCAGCTGCTGTCCGAAACCGTTGTATAATGCTCCGCATTTGTAGCACTCGTTGGTGAACCCATCAAGATATACGATATCACCGCAGTCACACTCAACAAACCGCATGATTGCAATGTTGTAGCTTCCGCATCTTGGACAAGTATCTCGGTGTTCTCCATAGTCAAGCGTGGAGATTTCATCACATCCGCGACAGTACACTTCCTCACAAACTTCGCTCATACTTCTTGCACAACTCCTTTCATTAGAAACAATCCCAGAATCCACGGAACCCATCGACCTGACAGAACTTCCACGGCTTCTCTCCCTTGATGAACCTGATGAAATTGTTCACGCCGATGGCACAAATCAGCCGCACAGTCGTGACCACTCCCAGGGTTACTCCGCAGGCGGAGGTCGGAGCTTCCGCAACCGCTTCTTCGTGCGTGAAATCCATGGTGGACATCAGATTCTGCTTCTGCTTATAATCCATCCAATCCGCAGCATAGTGCTGTGCACCCGTGAGTTCCGTGCGGAAGTCGAACACTGCATGAATATTCATATTATTCATGTTTGTCTCGCAAATCTGTTTGCGAATCTCGATGGAGTCCATTGCGAGGAAGATATACCCGCTCAGCTTTTCGCCGTTCCATCCATCCGGCTTCAGAACGAGGTCTTTCTCGATGTCAGGATTAATCATCATCAGATTATCCCGCAGTGCATACACCTTTGGCTTGCCGATATCCTGCTCAAAGAACATCTGATTGTGGATGTTGTGGGCAGAAACCGTGTCAAAATCCCACAGAGTCATCTTCGTGATGCCGCAACGGGCAAGATTCTCTGCGAGAGTGGAGCCGACGGAGCCACAACCGATGATGTGGACTCTCCCGTCTACCTTTTCAGGCTGAAAAAAGTCGTATGATTTTGTCAGATTCATTGTTTAACCTCCATTCATTTATGCGAGCCAATCCAAGTCCTCAGAATCCTCGGGAACGAAGACGTCATAGAACTCTTCCTGCTCTTCTTCAGACTCACGGTCATCTTCTTTGACCTCGACCATTGGGATTTCGTCGCTGGAGAACATATCATCCAACGCCACGTCCTCTTTCTCTGTCGGCTCGAGGATATACGGGTCTACCTCTTCCTCTTCGTCCTCGTCGTCAAACGAGTTTTCGTTGAACTCGCCGTTCCGAATACCCCACCGGCGGACGTCTTCTTTATACTCATCGAAATCGCCCTCCGCATATACCCATTCTCCGTAGTCACTCCAGCGATACCAGTTTTCACCGGACGGGATGTTGTCCAGAATCCGATACAGTTCCTGCCACTCATACTCACGCGCCCAGTCAACCAGAGATTCGTTAATCTGGTAGTTCATGTCATCTTCGCTGTAGATGTCCTCGCAGATGTCACATTCGTGTTCATAGCACCAGTCTTTCAAGTCTCCGAAATCACAGATTTCTTCATCGAACTGCTCTAGCGTCATGTTTTCGTAGTCCATCGTTCATCCTCCTTTCAATACCAGCGTCCGTCGTACCAACTAAACGGATCTCTCGGGTCATATTCGTCGTTGTAGTATCCGTCCTCGTAGTAATGACCGTATCCATATCCGCTTGCCATCTTGACGTCTTTGTTATCGTCTTTCTTTTCCTCTTTCTTTACACGCTTCCCCATTCTTGGCTTATTTGCTTCCTTTGTTTTTACCGGAGCGACAGCCGCCGGCTTTTCCGGAGTCTTTGTCTGAACGGCATATGTTACCGGAGTAACAGTAGTCGTCCTCACTTTTGTCTTTGCATCTTTCAGGAACGCCTCAGTCCCAGTTCCATCATCGAGAATCTCAATGGAACAATCCGCCGTCTCGAACAGCACATTCTTTGCCATATCGTACAGCTTGACCGTCTTCTCTCCACGCTTATTCCAAATCATAAAGATGTAGAACATAGACGACTTCAACTGCCCGAGAATGCTTTCGTACAGCGTGTTGTCTACGCCAGACGGCGTCGTTCCCATATTCACATGGGAGTGCCCCTGCATTCTTAGATTGTTGAACACATCGTCTTCCAGACTGTTCAGCCATTCCTCGTACTCTTCCTGAACGGTCGTGACAGTTGCACCCGTAACATTCTGCGGATAAACCAGAATGTCCGTGATGAAATACTCATCTTTCTCGGGGTCTTCGCCCCTCGTTGCAACACCGTGCCACGCGACCTCTTTATCAAACTCCCTTACGAGAGTCTGCATCTTCAGCCACGCAAGCTCCGTAAAATAAATAGTCGCTTTCCTCTGGATAGAAGAAAACGACTTGGTGAAACTTATCTTTCCATCTGACAGCTTGAGGCTCGCGAGAGATTCCTCAAACTCTTTTCTTGCCTGCTCGATTTCATCAGGCGTGAGCTTAATTATCTTCGCCATTTGCATACACTCCTCTCAGATATTTGATTGCCTGTTTGAACGAAACCACACTTCCATCCGGAAGCTCGATGCACTTGGTGTCCGGCTCGTTGTTGATATGGTTGATGAACGGACTCATCGACGCCCACTCATTCAGATTCAGAGACCGGCAAGACTCGATTGACTGAGCAACAGCCTGCACATAATCCCCCGTCTCAGCGATAATCTGATTGATGATACTCAGATACGCACCCATGCATCGGTGCTGCTGGATGTGAGGATTCGGCGTGTACCCGTCATACTCGTGACTGTATGTCGCACGAGCTATTGCACCGATGTTTCCGCCGAGACGAATCTGATACATTGCACAAAGCCTCAGCTTTACCTTTTCGTCAATGCAGATTGCATTGAACAGATTCCTCATATCATCAGCGGAGAAGTAGCGACCCGTATAGATAACACTATCTCTGTTGTTGATTACGCTTGCCGCCAAATCCTTGTCAGGGACATCGAGACAAGCTTTGACGCCATATGTAATGGTATCTCCGCTTACACCCTCAACGACCAGACACTTTGTTCTCAGGAAGAACTCCATGAAGTCGTTCCTGCCGCCGTTCTTTGCAATTGCTTCGTGCAAACCAGCTATCCTTGCATCAAGCGAACGCTTCTCGCGAAGATTCTGTGAGATTCTGTTGTTCAAATCATTGAGATACTCCATGATTTCACTGTACTTTTCCTCACACTTGCGGAGTTCTATCGCCTCAATGTTCGTTTCAAACCCGCTCAGATACTTTTCTATCTTGTACTTGCGGAAATCGTACAGTTCCGCCATTTTTTCCAGCGTTTTCATGTAGTTGTCTGCCGTCTTTTCTCTCAGCGACTCGAGCAATTTCTTTTCGAGTTCTGTGATGCCGACTTCCTTGCTGAAATACCACGGGAAGTATGCCATTATACCACACTGGAGATAATGCAACTCCTTGACATCCATATCTTTGATGAGCAGGACACTTACTTTCTCATTCGGACACACAAAACAACTCGCATAGAACTGCTTGTTGAAGAACACCGTGACCTTTTCAATCTTTGTCCACGAAACCGGGTCTTTCATGTCCGCCAGCATCTTCTCACAACGATGGATGTAATCCATCATCTCATCTTCCGAGCTGTAATACCTCGAACAGAAGTTGAAGATGACAAACTGGTCACGATACATCAGCACATCACTCAGCAGTGATGCAAAATCACGCACCCTTGAGTACGACCGAACCATGAGCGTATCATTCTCGCCCATTCTTGGACCAACTAAGGCCCTAAGTGTCGATATCAACGACACATCATTGCCAATAACTCCGCTGGAAATCCGCTGAAACATATCATTTGCGGCTTCCGAAGTAAACGGAGTGGCATATACCTCTGTTTTAAACATATTTTGCCTCCCTTAAATAAAAATTACCGTTGTGTTTTCCGGTTGCGAATCACAGTTGATTAACGCATGTTGTCTTCTGTTCGGAGTTGGCACTAATTCCCGTAGTGTTTTGCCGATAGACGATTTTGGAATAAACTCTCCATCAATAACCGTCCTGCCATCAACATATTCAAACCCGATGCACTTCATCACATCCTCAAAAGTGAGCGTTTTTTCAAATTCATAGAGGTAATAGAGCCTTTCATCGCTATGTCTCGGGATTTTCAGAACCGTATATTTTACCCCTATATTTTCTTCGTCGAGCTTGTCTACCTTCCACAGATAGAACTTTTGATTTCTCCCGCCAAATCCAACGGTTACGCATCTCACTCCGAACTTGTCTCCAACGAGAAGTTCGTACCTATAATTATTATTCATATAGTTCCTCCCTCTTATAATGTGGTGGGGGATGCCGGACTCGAACCGGCACGAATTAACCGCAGATTTTAAGTCTGCTATGTCTGCCAATTTCATCAATCCCCCATAATGGGGCGGAAAATCCGCCCCGAATGTGTTAGGCGTTGTCCGTCTTCGTTACGCCGGACAGGAAGCACCGCTCGGTGATGCCCAGCTCGCCGAAGGACTTGTCGAAATCACCGACACCCAGCTTGACACCATCGATGGTGATCATCTGGCGGGTGTAATCGATTTCATACTCCTCAAGGAGCTGACGGACAGTGGTCTCGGGGGAGACGATGGGCTCGATACGCTCTACGTTAGTTCTGATGGATACCTGAATCATGATAATTCTCCTTTGTAAAAATATTTTTTATAGATTTTGATGTAGATTGACCGCGGTTTATCCCTTTTCGTTATCCCGCGGGATTGGCTGCGGCTCATCGCTTATTGGGAACAGCCATGGAGGTGATGGTTGCTTACTGAGCCACTTCGATGTTGGCCAGAATCGCAGCCTTTTCCGCAGAAATCTCTTCAAGAACTGCGGGGAGGGACTCCTCGAGCTTGTTGAGATTGAGGATAGCCGTGCCGACTTTCTCGGCAACAGCTTCGCGGACATCCTCACCGGAAACGCCACCAACAAGGGTGATGGTCGCGAGACCGGCTCCGTCATGGGTTACCCCGCCGAAAGCGGCACCAAACTTGTTGATGTCACCCATGCCGGAAGTTGTGGCGACGCGGAAGATGGGCTTCTTGCCGTCCTCTCCGCCCTTCAGGATAAGCGCATCGGGTCTGTACTTCTCGAGCAGCTCGATGTCCTCCCTCTTGAGTGCGGAAGTGATAACTACCGCCTCGCCTGCAATCGTGATTTTCGCCATACTTTTCTACTCCTTTTACTCTATAGTCACTGTTAGCGTTACCCGCCCCCGCTTGGACTGCGATTCCCTATGGCATAGGAATTGTCCGGAAGCCGTGCTGTTGGGTGGCATTGCCTTCGGGAAGAAGGGAGGAAAGCCCCGAAGGCATGAAAAATGCACCGCATCGGGTGCCATCAGAAAATCTTATTAACATCTTTCTCGTCGAAAATCATGTGCTCGTACGGATATTCCTCAAGGAACTCCTCGCCGTCTTCTCCGACGAGATGCATGGGTCGCCAGATGGGAATCTTGTACTGGCGAGCGAGATACTCAAGACATCGCTCCTTGAGGTCGTCTTTGATTTTCTCCTCATCTTCCATAGAAAGTGAAACACCGGAATTCCTCAGTGCCATATACAGCACCGTGTCGAATGAGTCATCCAACTCAAATTCCCTGTCTTCCATCTCGGCTTCTATGTTCCGCTCCTCGTCATCATCTTCCAGCGAAACCTCGCCATCTAGCAGGTCGAGGACATACGCTGACAGGCAGGTATCATACAGCTTGATTGCCCGTTCCCTGCACCATATCGGAGCCTCGGTGTCTTCATATCCCTCACGCTCGCAGTAGCATTCTGAGTACACCGGCTCATCATCGATTTCCACGATGAATTCCGGTCCGCCATATGCTTGACCGATGTAGATAACCACACCGTACGAGTCGTTCCTAGCCAACTCAAACATATCGTTGACGTCCTTGACCTCACAGAAGAGGTCATACACGTCGCTTGGCGGGCAGCTTATAATGTTCACTTTTCATTACCCCTCTCTGATACTGGCATACTTGTTGCGGATATTGATTAAAAAAGTTCGCTCTTGTTCGGAATAGTATTCTTCAAAGCCGTCGATACTGAACGTGTCCGGATATTCTAACGCGTTTTCTACAACCCTGTGAAACGAATGCTCATGCCACGGGATGTCGTGTTCACCGCTATCGTTGCAGTTGAACGGATAATACAAACCATCATTGCAGAATTCACTTGCCACATATTCCACATCGCCTCTCTCTGTGCGACGATTAGGAAAATCCACACGCCACTCTATACACTTCTTGAATACATATTTTGAGTACGGGGTAAACGATTTGACTTTACTCATTTTCCCACCCTATCTTTCATCGCCGGAGCCGGCTTGAATACCGGCGTTACTCTTGCAGGAATCGGGACTGCCTGCCCTGTGTGTGGATTCCGCCCCACTCTAGGTGCCCGACTCTTTGCTTCAAAGGAACCGAAGTTGTTAATCTGCACTTTCTGCCCCTGTGCGAGTGCAGATACGATCAGACTGAACGTACGGTCTACGACTGCCCTCACAACCCAGCTCGGAAAGCCGGATTCCGAGTTGATTTTCGTAATCAATTCATCTTTGTTGAATGTAGGTTTCACAGATTCGCCCCCTTTAGCATTTCTTTTATTCCAAGAATCCTCTGCCTTGCGGCTTCGAGGTCTTCTTCCTCACGCTTGAGATCGATTTTGACCCATTCGCACCATGTCTCATTGCTGTATTCATATAAGCCCGGTGCAACACCACCCGAGAGTTCATAGAAGCGATAGCTTCTATCTTCGTCGGATGCATATCTGAATTCATCGGGGAATCCCCATCTTTCATACATGGTATTGATGTCGTCCTGCAGACTCGGTGTGTCTACGAGAAACATGAAAAACGCTTTGTCATAAACGCTCTCCATAATCTTGTCAATATCGTCTATACTGCAGTTGTCATCGATATTAATCTGGATTTCGTTCTTGTCTATGTCGAAAAACCGGACGGAAGACGGAATCCTCTTGAATGTGAATTCGTACTTCAGGCACTCTTCCTTTGAGTCGAAAACCTCTCCGTCAAACGCGACATACTGTTTTACCTCTTTCATTTCATCGCCTCCAATGAATCAAGGAATTCCTGGATGTTTCTGACGATCTCATCCGCCGTTACTTCCGGCGGTGTATCGTAGGTGAAAAACTTCTGTGTCACGCTTTTGTATTCGCTGTCTTCGCCGTGCCATCTACCATCGGACTCGGTGTTGTAGGCATAGATGTCGACCCCCTCTGTATGCGGAAGCCAGTTCATAAACATCTCAATTCCGGTTTCGTCCTGTGCCTTTAAGCACCGGCTGAGGATTTTGTGAAGCCCTGCGTTGCGGTCTTCGCACCAGAGCAGGTAGTCTATCGTCCCTTTTGTCACTTGAATCACTCCTCAACATAGATATCCGATTAAGTCCTCGAAGCAGAGAGGCTTGTCGCTCCCGAGAGCGGAGTACACACAACACCCGTCGTGCTTCACAAACAGAATTTCCAGTTCGCCATAGCTGTCTTCCAACTCACAGCAAATAAAATCCAGTGCCGTATCCGCACAATCGAAGTCATAGGAGTAAACTCTCCCGTGAATATCGCGGAAAATGATTATGATATCATTCATCAGAAATCGTCTCCTTTTCTACTGTCATCTTTGGGAACCACGGGTCGTCTTGCCAATGCACTTTTTCGGCGTAGTCTCCCGCAAAGCGGTTCGCTTTTTTGAGGCTGTATTCATAGCCGACGACTTTGCCGTCAGCCTTGATTACCCATCGAGTTACCTCTTTCATTTCGATTCCTCTGCAGATGCCTCGAGTATCGCCTCAATGACTCCGAGTATTTCCCCGTCCTCTACATAAAAGAGGTCTTCGTAGTCGCCATAGGCGGCAATGTCTGCTACGAGTTGCCCGAACCTCGTGTCCGGATACCTCATCCAGAGCATACATAGCTTCATCACGAACTCGTAAATGCGATTCTTGTCTCTCATCGTTTTCCTCCCGCACAGTAGTAGTCATTTGGGACATATTCGACGTGCTTATGGCACCACCTGTTTTCGATTTCACTTTTGCTTTCTTCAGAAAACGCGCAGTTTCTGCATCGTACAACAGGAACTGCATCCACAGTCGGAATCCTGTCTATAGCATATCTCCTTACATAGTCCAGTTCGCTTGTATCTGTACTTCCCATCACATAACGAATTTCATCGGCGTTGATTAGCCTCATCTTTGATTCCTCCGTTCAAAAACCGGTGTACGAAACTAGCGTACACCGGCTGCTTTTGCGTATCTTCTGGACGAATTTCCTCGCCTCATACGGCGAGTCGAATCCGCGGACTAAGCGGATTCCCTGTTCGTTGATGAAAGTAACCTTGTAAAAACCAAGGTTTGTTTCATTTTCGTATGTGGTCATTCTCATTCTTCTGCCTCTTCTTCCTGCTCTTCGAGGATATCCTCATAGTAGTCCTCGACTGTTCCGTCTGCGTGAAATACGATAACCAACATTTCAAATTCCTCCCCTTTGTTTGATGTTTGCTCGCTTTGACCACCGACGGCGAGCCAGCAGCCCAACCAACAGCACGATTAAAACCCATGGGATAGATTATAATCGCATCCCATCTGCTCGGTGGCCTAAGTGAACCAACATCTTTCGTACGTCGTGTTTACCCGTTCCGTCGCAGGCGACAGAATCCATCTCCACACGCAGGATGCACTTCCGATGAGGTAGCATTCCCTCGGGCACACTATCGTAGTGTCCTCAACGCCCAGAAGAGAAGCGCGGAGTGATCGGTTCCGCTCAAGCCCCTTCTGAGTTATAAGCGTTAGGCAAAAGCCCGACGGAATTTTACCGTCCACGAACCTCGCTTCAGAAAGGCGGGGCGTGAGAAACCACCAAAACTCACGCCCCGATTGATTAACTCGGCAAACCCCACCCTGCGTCTTGCCGAAAGTCCCCGCCCGTTCTGCGTTGGGCGAAACGCCCCGGGACTTGCCCTCGCTTAATCCCCACCCCGATTAAGCAGCCGCACATTCCGAAATAGAAAGGAGTTGATGTAGAACAAGTCGGAAAGAAAGGAAGTTCGTGCGGCTCCCATGTTAATTTATTCGGTGGTCTCCCACTCGATATCGTTGTTCTTCTCGTTGATCATCCGGTAGCGACCGGGAACACGGCGGCTAAAAACCGTCACGCAGTCGACTGCCGTAAAGTACGGCATACCAGAGGCGACCGTAAGCCAGCCGCCATTAAACCACTTCTCGATTTTGTAAGTCATTCATCGTCCTCCCAATACTGGGGAAGCGTTTCGTAATACGCTTCCAATTTATCGCGAAAGCCCTTGCTGTTCCGATACAGAAGAACTCCGACGCCATAGATAGCCGCACCAACGGCGATGATGGCAAAAACCCAGGCGAATAACCCAACGAAGAACATCATAAAAATCCCTCTCTTATTTGCCGATAGTCTTCATCGGCTCCATATAGTATGCCTTGACAATCGCGTCATCATAAATCTCATCAGTGCCCATCGAATCCATGACACACACAATCTCATCTCCTATTTCCCAGTCGTCACACCCAGTGAACGACCAGGAGTTCCCAGCCCTGTCGATCCACACGACAGTATCGGCTTTATAGAAAACCCCTACGACCTCGCCCGCTCTAGGATACAGATTCTGATCAGCTGGGCGAATTGCGGTGCTGATATGAAAGTATCCGACTATGACAAGCCCCACTAAAACCAGGGCGAACACGAGGATTGTGAAAAACCTCGCCGATTTCTTCTTACACATTTGCGAAACCCCCTACGATGTTTTCATACCCTTTGAGAACCCGTTCGACGGGAACGGTGTCCATTCCGTTGCGAATTAATTCCGCTGATTCCGACGACCCGCACCAGAACTCGAACTCTGGTGACTCGAAGAACTCGTCGATTATTGCGAGTTCCCTTTCGAGATTTCTTATCCGTTTGATACGGCTCGCAGGCAACGATTCCAGCTCTTCGGTATAGAGCTTCTTGTCTACGATTGCTCTCAGGATTATCGCGATACCGAGTTTCCGCAACCCGACCAGATAATCCTTTGAGCGAACATGACACTTACTAATCGTGACCTGGTCGCCGTTTGGCAGGTCAACGATTGTAATGCCGTTTCTCTCGATCACTGACGCACATCTCCTTTCGTCGTGATATAAAAAACCCGACCTATTCGGGCGGGTTCCGGCGTCGATTACCATAGTCAGAAGGCGACGAAGGTGTTGTCCGGGTCGACCTCAGCCACGAGCATGGCGACCGTGTCAAAGATTTCCCGCCACGATCCGTCCTTGAGTTGCACCGATTCTCCGGTATGCTTGAAACCAGGATCGGACCGCTCGAACTTGCCAGTCCACCCAGCGTGGTCGGCAAATTCCTCGGAAACCCAGCAGTCGTCTGCGGTCAGACGGAGTGCGATATCCGAGATCTTCTGACGAATAGCCATAAGATCATTCTGAATCGCGGTAATGCGATCCTGTGCATCCTGCCCATTGATGGCGATTACGAATGTACGGAGCTGATCGGGCTTATAGTCCCATTCTCCCAGAAACGATACTGCCATTGAAAAACTACTCCCTTTCCGATTTATTATTTATGAGCATAAACCCACAACAAAGCGGCCGAACTATTGCTCGGCCGCTCGATCTGAGTTTATGCGGGCGGATGCCCGCGATTGCGGATTACTGCTGCTTCTTCAGCTCGCGGGTGACGACCCCGTAGCCGGGAAGCCCATTGATGTGCCGATAGCACATCTTCTTGAAGATTTCGACCAGCGTGCGATGGTTAGCCGCATTGACATTGGTCTTGCTCTTCCGGTCGTTGCTGATGTAGTTATCCTGGAGTTCGTGCAGGTCTTTCTCATCGGCCGTGTACTCGTCACCGATCATGCCCTTGATGATCTCGTCGATCGAGGCGATGAGGGACTCCTCGGTCAGTTCGCCCTTGAGGAGAGTCTTGGCGGCTTCGCTCAGCTTGTAGACATCGGGGTACTTCCGGAGAAGCTCGCCCATCGTTCCGTCACCCAGGCGATCGGCGGCACGAAGGGTCAGGTAGAAGTTGAACGCCTTGATGCGGTCGACCCACAGGTGGTCACGCCCGATGCCGCCCTTGGTCTTGTCGTGCAGGTTTGCCAGGTCGATAGACTTCTGGGCGTCCTCGATGGAGCGGATGACCTCGCCGGTCTCGCGATCCTTGGTTTCCTTGACCCTGATGGCGTCGTAGAAGTACCGGTCACAGGCGTACCGCATCGGATCACCGCTGTTCACAGCCGCACGATAGCACGCCGCCTTGGCGTCGACCGCGTACTGCTCAACAATCTGCTCCAGCGTCGCGTTGAGCTGCTTCCGCTCCTCGACGCTGTCAGACGATTCCCATTTGTTGAGAGTCTCGACTGCGAGATTCCTGAGATCGCTCAGGGGCATGTCGAACATTCTGATTCCTGCCATAACGATTCCTTTCTGCCACATCTTGTGGCGACCGCTTTTGTTCTCGGGAGCGGAAACCCTTTAATGATCGGTGTGATTCCCTCACACCATACAAGTGGGAACACCCCACGCAGCATCGACAGACGATGCGTCCTGCGTGAGTGGCACCTGCGTCGGTGTGATTCCCTCACACCATACAAGTGGGAACACCCCACGCAGCATCGACAGACGATGCGTCATAGGAATAAAAAAAACTGGGGTGGCGAAGACCACCCCAGTTCCGATATGTTGTGCGATTCCAGGCTTACTTTGCGGATACCTCGATCCAGACATATCCGCCTGCCGAATACCGCTTTCCTCTTACGCATTCCGATATATGAGATTTCCTCACACCAGTTTCTGCCGATGCCTGACCGATGGACTCCCAGTACCCAACAGCATCGGCGTTGGTTCCTTTCAGTTCGTATTCCGCTCGGTCATACGCCCTAATCGCCTTCTTCTCGAACGCCCGCTCTATCTTTTCCGCACCGAAATACCTGCGGAGTTTAGGCATCATCTTATCGTTCCAGGTCTTATCCAGATTGTCCACCGATATGCCAAGGCTGTCCGCGATGTGGCTTGTCGACCAGCACCTCACAAACCTGTCATAGAAGATCGTCCTCTGCTTGGGGGTGAAATCGACATTCTTGAGAACCCGATCAATCAAACCCTGCATCTCCTGGTTCGGCTGGGGCATATCATCCGCATCACCATCCATCGCATACTGGGAAACCCTGCGGTACTTCCGAATGGTCACATCTTCCCCCGTGACCGGATCGTAGATGTCGACCTCCGTGTCATCAAGTGCGATGTCATTCTTGGTTCTCTTGACCAAGGATTCCAGATACCGACCAACCGCCGCTCCGCTCTCATGAATCGCGTTGGTGCATCCGTACTGCCACAATGCCCGATCCTTCAGCTCTCCGTCGGCATACATACAATCCTTTTCAATCAGCTTCGGCCTAGGCATCAGCAGGTGCATCACATCGGTGTTCTCGTCCACCTCTGCGACCCACTGCATCAGTTCCGTATAGGACTCCGAAACCAGAGCCTGAGCATCCGCTGTCGATGCCAGGTCTGCGATATCTTTCATGATCTTTCGTTCCAGTTTCTCATCCAAGCAGACCGTGATGTAATCGTGGTCCTTGTTGATGCCGATAACCGTGATGCGATCCAGACTATCCAACAACCTGTCCATCGTCAGCCCGTTCTTGTTGTACCACCGGACGATGCTTGCCTTGAGGTCAAGATGCACATCCTTGAACTTTGAGTCATTCCGAATGTACCCTTTCAGCCGTCCGTGAGCGAGGATGGTGGCGACGGAGAGCATCAGATGCCCCATTTCCAGATCGGCTTTCTCATATGCCCACGAACCGGGGCTCGAAGCCAGGCGTTCTTTCTGCAACTCTACGATACGCTGGAGCTGCCGGTTGAGGACGGTATCGCGGTTTGCCTTTTCCACGATGTCCAGGACATCCTCGATTATGCGTTTGGTGTTGCGATTGGCTGCCAGTTTCTCTCCTGGCGATCCGTACTCTCCCAGTGCCATCGCGAGGCGGAAATCCGCACACGCTTCCTCTACCTTGTCGATGTTAAACTTTGCCATGATCGTACTTCCTTTCTTATTGCTTAATTGTAATCCCAGTTGCCGATGTTCTCATCAACAAACTCGAACCACTGTTCCCTGTACTCCGCACGAGCGTACTCATCGGCGGACTCCGCTTCCTGGTCGTCCCCGCATCTGTTGTCCACGAGCCACCAGTACATCCGATACTTTGCATCTGCTGCGTTTGCCATTGCGATACTTCCTTTCTATATGCGATAGGGATACTCCTATCTTTCTATACTTATATGGTACTACATCCGATTAACTTTGTCAACTTTTCAATGATCTCCGATGCAACTTTTTTTTAGCGGTCACGATTCCAGGAAATGAAATCCATTTTCGCGCAGTCCGAATTTAAATTAGAAAACCAATCGGCATGTATTTAAATCTGAAAAACCAGGTCGCATCTATATAAATCCAAAAAACCAATCGGCACATATGTAAATGAAACTGAAAAACCAATCGGTATATATCTACATAAATCTAAAAAACCAAGCCGCGATTATTCATCTGTCCGCTTTGATGCAGTGAGTTCGTCCAGGAGCCTGGACATCGTACTGCCGATTCCTAAAATGATTTTCGTACCATGACGACCTGGAAACTGGTCAAAAAAAAAAGGAGCCCCGAAGGGCTCCTCTGTGTGCCGTCTGTGGCGATAGTTGATGCGGTATTACATCCAGGACGAAGTGTCCACGCCCAAGGCTTCAAGAATCTCGAAGATGTAGAACTCATAGTCACCATCCGACCTCATGCCGGACTTTTCGATTGCGTTCCACACCTCAGGCCACCGCTTGGCGATTCCGCACTCCAGCAGGTCACGCTCATCGTGCGCCATCTGACCTGTCTGCGAGTACCGAAGGATGGCTGCGTTGGTACACTCGACGATGAACTCGCGAATGTCCATATCCACCTGACGCGAAGCGTACCATTCTTCATCCACCGCCCATTTGATGGGCAATCCGTAAATCTGCCATACGAAGTGCTCCGAAGCCAGGTGCTGTCTTGCGATCCACATATCTTCCACGGCAAAGTCATTGACGAAGTTCACCGTGACGCTGGGGGAGGATACGAATTCTTCCGTGACATCCTCATACTTGCGAAGGGTGGCCCAAGCCATCAGCCGCTTCTCGATTGTGACGACGCCATCCCTCATCAGCTCGCGAAGGGTACCGCCGGAGGGGTCTGCAATCCACCTGCGGGCGAAGGAGTAGGAGCATCTGCCGTGGAACACGATTCGGTACGGGCTGCCGTCAGCGGAGAGGTCGATGGTGGTGTTGTAGATGGATTCATCTACGAAGTTGGGGGTTTCTTTCATTGACATTTGCGATACTTCCTTTCTTTATTACGATGGCTTACTACCATCTTTCTATAGTTATATGGTACTACATCCGATTAACTTTGTCAACCATACGACCACAGTCCGATGTAATTTTTTTTTCAAACATCGTACCTCTGATCAGACTTGACAGTAGTCGCTATTCCGAATCCAGGCTCTCCCGGAATCGCAGACCGACTCCGGACCTCCTGGACATCGTTATGCTGATCGTTATATATACTTCGTTCGTATATATACGAATCATGTATATACATATACATACTATTCGTATATATATCTATATATCGTTCCGCCCCGACCTCCAGGAAAGAACATCGTGGGGAGCGAAGGCGTCCGGTGGGGAGAATCGTCCGGCGATGGTGGGGTCTCCAGGAATCGCCAGAGCGACTTCCAGGCGCCTGGAATCGCGGGTGCGATGTATGCATATGTCCCAGGTCGTCCGTCATCGTCCCGCCGGTCCGGCGCCGATGGTTTGAAAAAGGAAAGAGATGCGGAACGCGGTGCGATGGCCTGGACGGGATCTGATCCCAGGCACGATTAGAAAACAAAAAAAAGAACGGCGGTCATTGACCGCCGTTCTTTGGGATTGATTATGCTTTCTTCTGCTTTTCTAACATTGCCTTGTAAAGCTTTTCCAGTTCTTCAAAGGGCAGTTCCTTTGCAGTTTCAATCTTGGAATCAAGCTCTTTTTTGTTCTGTTCTTCAACCTTGGTTTTCAAGTCTTCAATCTTGGAATCAATAGTGGAGATTGAAAAAATCAAGCTAAGAATGGTTGTAACCTTTTTGGCTCTCTCAGCCGTCAGCCTATCAATCTCAGTCACATTGTTTGACTTGCTACCGCTTTCCGTGCGGCTTGCATTGCCGCTTTTCTTGACCTGCTTTTCAATGCCAACCAAAGCAAGGATAAAATTCTTACAAGCCGTGGCAGGGCTACCGCTCTGCTCAAATATGACTTTCTGAATACCATTGACTGCCTGTTCAACGGTCATTTTTCCGTGCCCTTGGTTATCTCTCCAATCATTGATAGTCAGAGAGCCGTTGACATTCTCCCACTCGTTAATAACTTGCTCGTCATTGGCTGAGAATGTGATTTTATTCTCATAAATGACTAGCGTGCCGTCTGCTTTCTTTGTGGCTTTCTTTTCCACTTTCTGATTGTATAACATTGTTTTACCTCTTTCCGGCTTGATAGCCTATTCAATTAATCAAAGGTCAATGACCTTTGTCAATTATGGATTATAAAGGATTGCATTAACATTGTCAACGGCTTTTTGAAAAAAAGTTTTCAATCTTTCCGGCGGTATATTTCCGGCGGTCATTCTTTCCGGCTTTCCGGCTTGAGTCCCATTTCTACATAGCAGGACATAACGCCCGCCGTTATGGGATAATTCCAGGAGTTGACCCACGGCCCGGGTTAGGCACTTCACCTCCCACACCCGACCTCTTTTTCACCTTTCGCCCTCCCCACCGTCACATTATATCCTGTGTTTTAGTGGTTCTAATTCCCCACTATCGTTCCATTTCTTGAGTTTTAGTGGTTTCATTCACCCACTATTGAGACATGTGGTTTTTGTGTTCCAGAGCCAAAAGCACCTGGTACCCGGGTTTTGTCACCGTGATCTGAAAAATATTTTTCTCTCATACCCCCAACTCTGTTGACACGGGACGTCTCATTTTGATATAATGAAAATAGGGGGAGACCTCTTATTTTAAGCATTTTCCAAATTAATATTATTAACTGGTAAGGAGACAGTTATGGAGACAAGATCCAATATCATTCAGTTCAATCCCAACGCTAACACCATTGACATCAATGCCTTGAGGTCTAACAGTGTACGACTCAAAGCAGGTCTGATTCTTCCGGCAGCTTCCACTTATGAAGAGGAGCTTGCGCCTGAACATTCTGCTGAACCCATCAAGAGCATGGATGACATCATGAAGATATCCAGATATCTGATTATGAACGCTAGGTACCGGGATAACATGCTGTTTATTGTAGGAATCAACTTTGGACTCAGAGTAAGTGACCTGCTTGAACTCAGGTTCTGTCATCTCATCAATAATAACTTCACGTTCAAGACCACCTTCCCTGTGTTTGAGAAGAAGACCAGGAATACGAGGAAGCACAAGAAGAACAGATATATCACTATTAATACCGCAGTGATTGAAGCCGTCACTTTGTATCTGGAGCATACGCCTGGAATCACACTGGACAATTACCTGTTCCGTTCTGAATCCATTAACAGTGGAAACAAGAACGTTCCTCTTAACAGAAAGTCTGTAGACCGTATTCTTAAGGGAATAGCGGATGACCTCGGACTGAACATGAGGGTATCCACTCACACATTGAGAAAGACCTGGGCTTACCACCAGATGGTAATGTCCAACAATGATCCCCGTAAACTCATCCTGTTATCCAAGATGATGGGTCACTCTTCCGTTACAATTACTTTGGATTATATTGGAATAACAGAAGAAGAGATTGAAGAAGCATATAAGAATCTGAATCTCGGCAGTGAAAAATATAATTATCTGAACTCCGGATTCATGGAAACCGAGCAGTTAATTGTATGACACTTCCCCACCGCTTCTGGTATTACTGGGATTTCACTGCAGATGACCACTGATTTATCTCCAACTCGCCCGCCACACATTTAATCTCAACACCAGTTTTGTCACACTTCCTGTGCACAAAATTGAAAAAAAGTCCTTATTCTATGCGGGTTTGCAGGCTCGTCCCTATAAAGTATATATAGAATTATTCAGTGGTAAATTCTCATAGCTATTTCTCTGGATATTAATTATCTTTTGAGCAGAGGGGTTTCCTGCTTCAATGAGCGTATGCTGCAGGCTATTGCTGTAAATTGAATGACAGTCCCCGAAATTCTCTGCACGGTTTATGTAAACTTATTTCATTATATATACATTTTGTTATATTATTTATTGTTTTACTGTGATTTCCTATTACTATTTGTTGATTATCTGTAATTTTACTATTATTTTTCATAATAAGAGGTGATGCATTTGAATGAGATACGTGTCGTGGACGCACGCATGGGTCGAGGCAAGACGTCCGCGGCAGAGGCGTACATGACGGCGTGCGGCGACCAGAGGCGGTTCCTGTACATCACTCCGTACCTTACGGAAGTGGAGCGCATCTGCGTGTCGTGTGACTTTGAGCAGCCAGACTCCGACCGCCATGCCAAGCTGACCGACCTGAAGGCCATGATGCACCACGGTCAGAACATAGCGTCTACGCACTCCCTGTTCTATCTGCTGGATGACGAGGCGCTGGAACTCGTGAGGCAGAAGCGGTATACGCTGATAATAGACGAGTCTATTGAAACTGTCCGGCGCGTGCCGATAACGTCCAAGGACTTTGATATCCTGGTCAGTAACTTTGCTACGCTGGATGACGACGGGTTCCTTCACTGGAATGACCCCGAGTATGACGGCAAGTTCGGCGGGTACAAGGATATGGCTGACAGCGGCTCGCTCTATGTGCTTGACCGTTCCCTGCTGTGCGTCATGAAGCCGGAGATGCTGATGGCGTTCGAGGACGTTATCATGATGACCTATCTGTTTGGCGGGCAGTACCAGAAAGCCTACCTTGACTTCTTTGGATTCCCCTATCGCGTGTGCGGTATAGATAACACGGACGGGTTCCGGTTTACAGACGAGCCGGACGCCCCTCCCCCAGTGGACTACAAATCTCTGGTTCTTGTCGTTGATGAGGACAAGCTCAACGCAGTGGGAGACTACAGGTACGCCCTGTCCAAAACATGGTATGACCGCAGGGGCGCGGAGAATGAGGATATACGCAAACTGCGCAATAACCTGAACACGTTCTTCCGGCGCAGGTGCTCCGTTGGAACAGACAAGCAGCTGTGGACGAGCTTCAAATCTGACAGATATAAGATAGAGGGGTCTACCGGCAGATACCATGACGCGTATCTCCAGCCGACCGCCAGAGCCACCAACGAGTACAGAAAGAAGACTGCCGTTGCCTATCTCATCAACAGGTTCATAGATCCCAACGTGAGCAAGTTCTTCGAGCAGCGCGGCGTGTCAATAGACGAGGATGAGTTTGCTTTGGGTGAGATGCTCCAGTTCATATGGCGGAGCGCCATACGTGACGGGCATCAGATCATCCTGTACATACCGAGCAAGCGCATGCGCACCCTCCTCCTCAAGTGGATGGATAAGAACAGTGAAGGGGGTGACGCTGATGATCGGTGACTATGAAAATAAATCAACAGCCTGTAATATGTGCCAGTACGGTATCTGTCCGTACAGGGACAGAGGGCGTGCGTGTAAGTGGTTCTATCCGGTTTATGAAGAAGACGCTGATTATATTAAGGACGAGTATTTGTATGATGACAGAAGAGAGTTCTATGACGAATTCATTGGTTACATTTCAGAGTATGATGACGACCTTTATTATGTGTAATTGTGTTTATTGTATCGACCTAATTTTGTCAACTCCGGGCGGTGATGTATATAAGTAAGCAAAAAGAGTTACAGAGATATATCTTCAAAATACATTCCTCCAGGCTCAGAAAGAGCAAGTGGAATCTCACGCTGTCTCTCACTGAAGCGAGGAAGAACAACGAGATCATTTCCATGGGCTCGTCACAGGTTCTGCGCTGGATAGACGAGTTAAACGGCCTGACTGAAGCTGACGCTTCAGCGAGGGAGATACGCCGGCAGATACGGCATCTGAAAAATGAAAAGGACAGTAAGAATAACCGCAAGGAAATACGGAAGCTCTATGATGAGCTGGACAGGATACAGTTCAAGCCGGACTACATGTCTCTGGTAATAGATAAGGAAAAGGACTATTACCGCGCCATGAAGGGGTTCTCCATAAACGGCATCACCTACCGACGCCTTGTGTCCACTGTTGGAGGAATGAAGACCGGCACCATAGTTTTTGTAAGTGAAAGGCTGCATGACATCCTGATGTCCAGAATAGAGAACGGGCGTGACATGACCAAGGAGATGGTTCCGGCAAAGCTGGAAGCGTACCGCGCACTTTCCTGCAGCGCCTCCATTCCGGTATCAATGCCGCACGGAATCCTTGTTGTCCATGATGCCGAGACTCATTTCACCGCTGATACCATTTATCTGAATGATGAGTGCGACGGCGAGCCGGAAATGGAATTCAGAAAGGACACGCCCATTACCATGGACTGCACGGACGGGTTTGGTATCATGCTCCCGTCTCTCGCCAAGAGATGGAGCGAAGAGCTCGGGCTGGATTATACGGTTGCCGGTGTCAATACCAGATTCTCATTTGAGAAGGGTATGGTGTTCACGTTTGACTTCTTGAAGTTTGCCGAGGATGTCGCCGGTAAATATATAGTGCCTGATGTATGGGGTAATCCTGTGGATATCAGGAACGTTGAGCTTATCCTTACGGAGAGCATGCTCAAACTGTGGGATAGCTATAAGAGCGTTGATGATTATCTGAATAACTGCATTGCCAACGGCTATCAGATAGGAATCACAAAGACATGCCCAAAATATCTGGAGAGCGAGAGGAATCTGAACTATCAGTTCATCCAGAGCTATGACCTTTCGGAAGATGATATAGACGAACTGATAGCTCCTACGATAAATGAGTTCAAGGATGTCCTTGGCGGAGACTGGAGAAAAACGCTGCTGTTCCTGTGCGGAAAGGGACTGACTGAATCCTCCCTGCCGCCCATGGAAAACAATTTCGCCAAAGCTCTGATGATAGAACCGGGCATTATGGGCGATAAGTATATCAGGGATAAGGTCTGGTACCTACTTAAAAATAAAATCAACGAAGCCAAGGTGGGCGTGATAAAAGTCCACGGCAATTACTCTATAGTATCAGGTGACCCATACATATTGTGCCAGAGCATCTTTGGTCTGGAACTGACAGGGCTGCTCAAGGCTGGAGAGATATACAACGCGTACTGGGCTGACAGTACCGCCGACCGTCTTGCATGCTTCAGGGCTCCAATGTCTTGTTACAATAATATCCGCATGGTGAGACCAATTAAAAACAGCGCCGCCAGAGAGTGGTATCAATATATGGATGCATGCACCATATTTAATGCGTGGGATACCGCGACCATAGCACTCAATGGGTGTGACTTCGACGGAGACCTTGTGATGCTTACGGACAATCCGGTTCTTGTCAGGAGACTTGAAGAAACTCCGGCAGTCATGTGTGTTCAGAGAAAGGCTGTAAAGAAAATCGTTTCTGAGCCTGATATAGTCAGGTCTAATCTGGATAGTTTCGGAAACGACATAGGCAAGGTCACAAACAGGGTGACCTCAATGTTTGAGGTGAGGTCCGGATATTCTCCGGATTCAAAAGAATACAAGATTCTTGACTATAGAATAAAATGCGGGCAGCTGATACAGCAGAATGTTATAGACAAGTCAAAGGGCATAGTGGCAAAGCCTATGCCCCGCGCATGGTATGACAGGCACGCGGTGAATCAGATGGAAGACGATGACATGCGCGCACTGTACAAGAGCATTCTTGCCGACAGGAAGCCGTACTTTATGCGGTATATATATCCTGACCTTATGCGCCAGTACAATACATATCAGAACAACACAAAGAGAAACGCCCTCAGGGAATTTGGCATGACCGTAGAAGAAATGAAGGAAGTGCCGTACGGAGCACTCACTGACGCGCAGAAGGAATTCCTAAGATACTATGACATACTGATGCCGGTAGGCGTCAGAGACTGTGTCATGAATATGATATGCCGAAAAATAGAGAAGCAGTTTGACGGTGCGCAATCCGTGGTGGCTGTAGACGAGGAGTTTGATTATTCGATTCTGAAGTCTGGTAATCCGTATTCTCCGGGTCAGTACTCTGCAGTAGCCAAGCTTCTCAAGGAATATAACGCAGACCTTAAGAACTACACCATCTTTTCAAAGTATGAGCGCCTGGATGAGGAGTCATACGGCATTGGGGTCGGCGGGATAAAGGAATCATTCATCAGAGATTGCCTTGCCGTGTGCTCTGACCGCGTTACACTATGCGATATTATGGTGGATGTTTGTTACAAGAAGAAATCAACGAAGAAGTTTGTGTGGGAAATGTTTGCTGATGTCATCATCTCAAATCTTCTTTCTCGCAATAATGGCGTAGCAAGATTCCCTCACAGAGATCCGGATGGGGATATAGTATACGGCGGAGAAAGGTTTTCAATAATGGAGACTGATATTTTATCGGAGGCCTGCTGATGGATATTGTATTAAATGAAGTTGCGTGGGCTGAAAACGCCCTGATAGAAAAATCACTCGGAAAGCATCCGAGTGAGACTCTCGGCAGAGTTGCCAAGTACTTTATACACGAGAAAGGATTGTCTCAGACAAAAGCCAGGGTCGAACTGGAAAACTTCCTCTTGGCGTGCGAACCGACCGCATCAAAGGTCATGTGGGAGAAGACGCTTGATCGTTCTATGAGGTACGGCGCAAAGTTTAAGCCGGTCAAGATAGACAGTGTAATTATTACAGCGGAGGAGCTTTCTATAATAGATGAGTTGCATGGCACACAACTGAGACGTCTTGCGTTCACACTGCTCTGCGTATCAAAATACATGAACGCAATTAATGGTGACATTGACTACTGGGTCAATACGCCGGACAGAGATGTGATGCGCATGGCAAACATCAACACGTCCGTAAAAAGACAGAGTCTTATGTACGGGCAACTGAGAGACGAAGGGCTGATCAGATTTTCAAAGCGTGTTGATAATCTTAGCATACAGGTTCTCTTTGCCTCAGAATCCGGAACGCCAGAACTCTATGTCAGGGATTTCAGAAATCTTGGATATAGATATATGATGAGGACGAGCCAGCAGTATTATGAATGTGAAAGATGTGGACTTGTATGTAAAGAGTCTGACGGGAAAACAAAAGGAAGAAAGCGAAAGTATTGCGTTGAATGTTCTGTGAAAGTAAAAACAGCCCAGAGTGTTAACTCTGTAATGAACAGAAGAAAATATGTCAACGGAAAGGACAATCCATACGTTGTCTATATGCACGAGTTCCCTGACGGTAAGAAATACATAGGAATGACCGGGCAGCCGCTGACGAGAAGATGGGGCAACGGTCACGGGTATGATGACCAGCCGGATGTGTCTATGGCTATAGCAAAGTACGGATGGGATTCCGTGCGGCACTACCTGCTGTTTGAGAATCTAACAAAGGAACAAGCGTACGAGAAGTGGATAGAGGCAATCAGATTATACAAAACGTATATGCCTGAATATGGGTATAACCGGGCGTTTACAAATATTATTAATAAAGATTTGGCCTGTAAACCCGTTGATATTGGGGTTACAAGGCTTACCCCGGTTATGCTGGATAATCACGGTAAAATGGTCTGCTAATCGCCACGTATTGAAAAAATAGAGTCCGTAACCCGTTGCAACACAACGGGTTACATCTATTTTGATGTTTTGTAATAAATGGTAATGAGTATTCGTGTGTATTTTTGCAACAATATGTATATGTCCCATAAACACGGAGTTGCACAGGATAAAATGCTCTTTGCTAATAAATAGAAAAAGGGGAATGATCATACTTAATGATCCAGATAAGTAAAGAAGAAAAGAGTTCAATTATTAAAAAGTATCCGGATATCGGAATTGTGCGCACGGTTAGGCAGAAGTCTAAACGCCATAGATATTATATGGAGGAGCGCCGTGACGCCATGCAGGAACTGAGGAAGCTCAGGGGTGAATATAATGAACCGAGGTCTTCTCGCAAGAAATCAAATAAATATAACCAGAATAGAAATGTGAGAAGAAACGGAAACGACAGGAGCTCTGATTAAGATGCAGCTTGACAGGGCGAAGAATGAGAGCCTGTACGATTATCAGAAGAGGCTTGTGTACGGCAAGCTCGTAGATAAGACGCTCGCTGATTATGACTACTCGGAAATAGCAGAGAAACTATATGGGAAAGCTTATGCAAGCGATGTTGCCAGAAGAATGATGTATGGCACGCGCATGACAATTGAAGCGCTTGAAGACGAGAACTATTCTTTCATAGGAGACGCGTGCGGCGCTGACGGTTCTGATTCTGCGAAGAGCGTTCTTGATGAGATAGAGCGTCAGAGAAATGAACTGAAGAAAGAAAGGCAGAAGCTGACCGACCAGCGTACGGCATTTAATAAAGTAGTAAGGGACAGGGCAAGACAGGAAGAGCTGAATGAGATACTCACGAGCGCTATTGCTGGTGCGGATATAGAGCCGCTCGAATATAGCGGGTGCTGTGAGCGTGTGTCAGATAAAGATATGATAGTGTCTTTAAATGACATACACTACGGGGCTACCATATCAAACAATTGGTGCGTATATGATACATATATATGTCGTGAAATGTTCAGACTCTATCTTGATAGAATTATTGCCGCCGCTGAAACACACAAATGCGAGAGGTGCTTTATCACAGGGGCTGGCGACTTTATCAGCGGCAATATTCACTATTCAATTGCGGTAACAAATAAAGAGAATGTCATTGACCAGATTATCGGCGTGTCTGAGCTTATTTCTGAATTTATATCTGCGCTCAGCTCTCATTTTAATGAGGTGCACTTCGTATGTGTTTCTGGCAATCACAGCAGAATTAATCCGAAGAAGGACGACAGCCTTGTTGAGGAACGTCTTGATGATCTCGTTGGCTGGTACCTGAAGGCAAGACTCCAGAATCATGAAAATGTTTTTATAGATGACGATACGAGGATTGATGCGACAATGGCATTGTTCTCTGTTCGCGGGAAAAATTATCTTCTTGTCCACGGAGACTTCGACCCATCTGTGTCTGGAGTGCAGTCTCTTCAGACTATGGCGCGTGTTCCGCTGTACGCAGTATTCTGCGGACACAAGCACCACAATTCCATGGATGTTGTTCAGGGTATACGTGTAATGATGGCTGGCGGGTTCCAGGGTGTGGATAGGTACTGTGTGAATAAGAGGATCTATGGAGAGCCAGAGCAGATGATATGTATATGTGATGATACTGGAATTATTTGCCAGTATGATGTTCCGCTTAAGGTTTAACTAAACAACGGAGGAAGAGAAAAAGGATGCATAAAAGAGATTACATTGCGCTTGTAGCAAACAAGCTCAGAGAGGATGACATGAGGAAGCCCATTATTCTTGGAAAGTACAGACTATATGTCAGTGATTCTGAGGGCAAGCAGGTTCACTTTGATGTCAAGCAGAAAGACAAGGAAGTTCCGTATACTGCTGAAGATGTCACAAAGATACTGGATGCGTGTATTGAGGTGGCAGAGAATCTCCTGAAGACTGGAGAAAATATACAGATTAAGGGGTTCGGCACTCTCGGTGTTCAGCAGCGGAAAGCGACTAGAGTAAAGATTCCAGGGACGGAGAATTGGTGCGACATTCCTCCGACATATGTCCCGAAGTTTCAGTACGGCCAGAGCCTGAGAATCGCGGCAAAAATATACGAGCTTTCTTTAAAAGAGAATGAAGAAAAGAAGAAAAAGGAACCGGAGCCGGACTATTTGGAAGATGATTTAATGTGAGTATAGTAGATTCAACAGCATCACCAACCGTGTGCAGAAAATGCGGGACTGCCTATTCAAGGTTGAAAGGCTACTTCCCTGTTTGTTACTCCGGTTTATATAAGGGTACAGGGTATCTTCCGTACTGCAACAGTTGCATTGACGAGATGTATGATTCATTTTTGTCAGAGGGGTACAGCCCGGCGGATACCGTCAGGCAGATGTGCAGGAAGCTTGACATATATTGGAACGAGAAGCTGTTCACAGATTCTGAAAAGATGAGCGCGAGCAGGTCTGTGATGCGAAGCTATATTGCGAAGACAAATTCTTCTCGCATCGTCGGCAAGTGTTACGATGATACATTGCGTGAGGAGAATGCTTTGTGGGTATGGCCTCGTCATTATGATGAAATCAGCGCCCCTGTCACAGATACTGTGCAAGAAGATGAAGAGGATAACAATATTGAGGTAGACCCAGAGATAATGGCATTCTGGGGACCTGGCAACACACCAAAGATGTATCAGGAGCTACAGCAGCGATATTTGTATTGGAAGGAACATCTCCCTGCCGGTGTCAATATAGATGACATCGGTGTTCAGGCGTTGCTGCGACAGATATGTAGTGTGGAAATAGAGTTGAATAAGCTCAGGGCTGCCGGCAAATCAACAGACAAGGCGGTAAACAGTCTCAATACGCTTCTTGGCTCTGCGATGCTAAAACCGGCCCAGAAAAAAGATGAAGCGGATGCCGCAATAGACAACACTCCGTTTGGTGTTTGGATAAAAAGATGGGAAGACGGTAAGCCGATTCCGGCACCAGACACTCAGCTTGAGGATGTCGATGGAGTCAAAAAATATATATTCACGTGGTTGCACGGACATTTGTGCAAAATGCTTGGGATAAAGAATTCGTATTCAAGGCTATATGATGAAGCCATAGCGGAGATGAGAGTAGAAAAGCCGGAATTTGACGACGAGGACGACGAAGCGTTTATCTACGATGTGTTCTCTGAATCAGACAATGATTGATTGGCGGTGATGCACAATGACGCGCCACGACAAAATCATGGAGGGAGCGGCGCGGTATTGTGCATATTATAGGGCTAACCCGCACCGCTTCGTCGCTGATTATCTTCATATAGAACTGAAGCTTTTTCAAAAGATATTGATAATCATGATGAATATGACCTCTACGTTTGTTTTTATAGCGGCGAGAGGTATAGGCAAAACATATTTGAGCGCCATCTTTTGTGTCATGCGATGCATTCTATACCCGGGAACAAAGATATGTATTGCTTCCGGTACAAGAGGACAGAGTATCAACGTTCTTCAAAAGATACTGCTCGAACTAAAAATCAACTCCAGAGAACTCACGGCGGAGATGGACGAGAAACAATCAACCATAAACGGAACGAACGCCCAGATAGTATTTAAGAACGGTTCATATATTAAGGTAGTTACCGCGTCTGATACTGCTCGAGGTAATCGAGCCAATATCTTACTGCTAGATGAGTTCAGAATGATATCGAAAGATGTTATAGATACCATTCTCAGCAAGTTCTTAACACAGCACAGGATGCCGCTGTATAGTTCTCTGACTGAGGAAGAGCGCAAAAAAGAATATGCGGCTGAAAAGAATATGATAATGTACTTGAGCTCTGCATATTGGGCGGACCACTGGTCTTATATGAAATGTAAGGATACATTCAAAAACATGCTGAATGATACGCGGCATCAGTTTGTGTGCGGTCTTCCCTACCAGCTATCCATCAAAGAGGGACTGCTGTATGAGGATAAGGTGTTAGACGAATTGTCCGAGTCTGACTTTAATGAAGTAAAGTTCAGTATGGAGTATGAGGCATTGTTCTATGGTTCTGCTGACGGGGCGTTCTTTGACTTTAATTCGATATCAAAGAACAGGCGAATAAAATATCCGATGCTACCCGACCGTTTGGCAATAAAGCTTGGAAATAGTCACCACGTAAAGATTCCTCCGAAACAAAACGGGGAAATCAGAGTCCTCTCTGCTGATATCGCCTTAATGTCAAGCCGCAGGAATAACAACGACGCGAGTGCAATTTTCATTAACCAGATGTTGCCGGTCAAAGGAAGCAGGTACATTAATAATATAGTGTACTGCGACACGGATGAAGGAATGCGCACAGAAGACCAAGCGTTGAAGATTCGCTCGCTGTATGACGAGTACGCGTGCGACTATATAGTGCTTGATACTAACGGTGTCGGTCTTGGCGTATATGATTGCCTCGCCAGAGATATGGTTGATCCGGAAAGCGGATTGATTTATCCGGCTCTTTCCTGTGTCAATGATAAAACTATGGCGGAGCGTTGTACGGTCGCCGGCGCGGACAAGGTAATATGGTCTATCAAGGCGAGCGCACAGATGAATTCAGACTGTGCGTTTTTGCTTAGAGAGGGGTTCAGGAGCGGGAAGATACGACTTCTTGTTTCTGAGTTTGACGCAGAAGTATTGCTGTCTGAAATACGAGGATATAATTCTCTGAGTCAGGCGGACAAGATTGCGTTGCAGATGCCATACATACACACGACACTTCTGATTGACGAACTCGTGAATCTGAAGCACGAAGAGTCCGGAGGCAAGATTAAGATACACGAGAGGTCCGGAATGCGTAAGGATAGATACTCGAGCCTGTCGTATAACTATTATATTTCGACGCAGCTGGAAGCAAAGATGAGCAAAAGGAATGCCTTAAATAATGATGATGTGAAGTACTTTATCATTAAGGCACCAAATTATAAAGGAAGGCGGTGAGGTACTCAATTGGAAGAATTAATGGAAGAAGTGAAAGAAGAGATTAAAAGAGAAGAGTCTCTTTTGTCGGAAGGGCGTGAATGGAATATCGGTATTTCTCCAAAGTTCGCGCTTATTAACAAACTCATTACAAGGGATTTGAATAATTACGGCAGGGCAACATACGGCCCTTCATTTTTCTTATACACTAAAGAACATATCAACATGTTCCTGTCTAACCCATATAAGTATGAGAAGAAGTTACGCAGGGCAATTGCCTATATCTATGGTGCTTCTCCGCACTTCAGAAGACTTATTCAGTATTTCACTAGTCTGACGGACCTCGCGTATATTGTATCTCCATACAAAGTTACCGACCCTAAGACTATAAACAAAAAGAGCGTAAACAGAAACTATAGGAAGGTTCTTAATACGCTTTCTTCGATGAGTATCAAGACTCAGTTTCCGAAAATCATTACAGTTTGTCTCAGAGATGATGTATTTTACGGAACGATGTGGGTAACTCCTGACAGCATCACGATTCAGCAGTTGCCTTCTGACTACTGTAAGATATTGTCTATTGAGGGAAACGTACTGAATGTAGCTTTTGATTTCTCTTATTTTGTAACGAGAGAGGATATGCTTGACTACTATCCTGAAGAATTCAGGAGAAAGTATGAACAGGTTTATCAGAAAAACAAGTTGCTTCAAAGATGGATTGAGCTTGACGCGCCTACGTCATTTGCTATCAAATACAACTCAGACATTCTTGAGTACGCCATTCCCCCGTTCGCCGGTCTGCTCAGGGATATATATGATATAGATGACTACAAACTGCTGAAAAAGGCACGTGAGGAAATCGAGAACTACGCCATGCTTGCCATGAAGCTTCCGATGGATGACGAGGGCAACTGGTTGCTTGACTACAAAAAGGCGGAAGAGTTCTGGAGGAACCTCGATGCTGTAATGCCGCCTGAGGTGGGATCAATCCTGTCTCCTATGGATATAGACAAAATCAGTTTCGAGCGTTCTCATGACGGTGACACTGACACGGTGGTTGAGGCGGAGGATAACCTATTCTCTGCCGCCGGTGTGTCTTCGCTTCTGTTCAACAATACGAGGGCAAGCGCCAACGCATTGCTCCTCTCCATCAAGGTAGACCAGGAGCTTACGTTCAGCATCGTAAAGAGCATTGAAGACATGCTCAACAGATATATCCAGTATCAGAACTATGGCAAGAACTTCAAGGTAACATTCCTTGACGTAAGCACGTTTAACAGAAAAGAAGCCGGAGACGCGTATCTTAAAGCCGCGTCTTACGGTCTGCCTACGATTTCAATGTATGCTGCATCTCAGGGACTTAGTCAGGCTGAGCTTGACAGTATGAGCTTCCTCGAGACGGATGTTCTTGAATTGCAGAAAATATTTAAGCCTCTTATTAGTTCGACTCAGTTAAGCGCTGAAGAAGTTAGTGTAAATAATGAAGCGGTCAACAATGGTTCCAACCCGGAAACGGGCGGAAGACCTCAGATGGAAGGGACTGACCTTACGGATTCCGGCGAGGAGTCCAGAGAAGACAGTTCTGACTGGGGGTAATAGGAATTGAAAAAGTTCATATACGTGTTTGACAAGGACGCCCGCGACGCACTTCTGAAAGCTGGATTCAAGCTTTTGAAAGAAGATGAACGCGGAAATGTTTATATCTTCATGAACCAGGACAAATCTTCATATGCGTTAGCTGAGTTTAGCTATATTGAAAACGACACGCTGACATTCTGATATATGTGTCGTAATTACAAAGATAGGAGGTGGTTGAGATGGGAATCATGATGAGTATTCCATATGAGCTTGATGAGTGTTCGTCTATATACAATGTCAGAGATTTAAACTCCTCGTTTGCTCTTGGCAGTATCAAAATTCTGTATACCGGTCCGAACAGAAACGGCTCTTTCTTTTCCAAGGAAAGTGTCCAGAGGGCGCTTCCCTCTTTAAAGAACGTGCCGATTGTCTGCCATTATGATTATGAAGAAAACGAAATTGGCGGGCATGATGTTGAGGCGGTTGCTTCTCCTGACGGAAAGCTTACAATCAGGAATCTTACGTCTCCGATTGGTGTTGTGCCTGAGGCTGCGAAGTTCAGGTTTGAAACGAGCCCAGACGAAAATGGAACGGAGCACGAGTATCTCATTGCAGACAATGTCATCCTGTGGAAGAGACAGGATGCCTATAGTCACATCGTGAATGATTTGGATGGACACATATCTCACTCTATGGAAATCAATGTCAAGTCAGGAGACTTTGACTCAAAACGAGGATTATATACGATTGATGATTTTGAGTTTACTGCTCTCTGTTTGCTTGAGAATGTTACTCCATGTTTCCAGGGCAGTGCGCTTCAGTTGTTCTCAATAGAAAGCATAGAAGAGCAGATGAAGCAGATGGCGGCTGAATTAAAAGAGATTAAGAATCTTTTCAGCGCAATCAACGCGGATGCGGATTCGCAGCCGCTTGATATAGAAAAACTGAATATAGAAAAGTATCAATCAGAGGAGGAAGGAGGAGAAACGGTATTGGAAGAAAAATTAGCGTTACTTGCTGAGTATGGACTTGACGTCGACGAGCTTGATTTTACGCTCGATGATTTGAGCATTGATGAGCTTAAAGAAAAGTTTGAATTACTTGCAGCGGAGAAGGCTAAGGCGGAGGAGCCTGAAACGGCGGAAGGCACAGAAGAACAGAACTATGAACTGAACGGAAATGTAATGGAATATCTGTGCGAGGCTGTGTATGGTCTTGGCAACATTGATACGCCATGGGGTCCGGAGCCCAAATATAGCATCATCGATTTTGATGCTGACGCGTCTAAGGTCTACGTATTTGATACGGCTGACTGGCGGATGTACGGCTTCAATTATTCCGCCAACGGCGACGCAATTGTTATCGATGTTGATAGCAAGGCTCGCGTTAAATGGGCTATTGCCGAATACGATGAAGGAGAACAGCCACTCCCCTTCTCTGGTATGTTCGAGAGGGCTTCTGCAAAAATCAATGAAGTCAGCGCAAGTTATGACGAACTGTTTGAGAACAAAGAAAGCCTTGCTGCCAAGTATGAAGACATGAGCGCCGAGATGGATGCTTTGTCCGAGGAGGTTGCCGGTCTCAGACAGTACAAGGCTGATGTTGAGCACGCCTATGCTCTTGCAAAAATCGAGGAAGTTCTGAGTCAGTTCAATGATTTGGAAGGCGTAGAGGCGTTCGAGTCTATCAAGGAACATGCGGAAGAATTCGATATCGAAACTCTCGAGGAAAAGTGTTTTGCCATCCGTGGCAGAAACAACACGTCTGTAAAATTCTCTTATGAGCCCAAGATGCCGAAAATCATTGTGGCGTCTGGAGACAACAGAGACTCCGACGACAGCGCCGCTCCCTATGGCGGCATTGTCGAATACTATGAGTCCAAAACATTTAATAATTAAGGAGGAAAACAATTATGGCACATGCAGTTGTACGCACGGACAATCTTGCTTCCACCGACGTGCGCGGTGGCGAGGACCTTGTCTCGGTTCGCTATCAGCCTTCTGATACGATGACTGAAATCGACAACGGTAACGTTGTTCTGCTGAGCGGTCTGGAAGACGGCGAGCGCGAAATTTATGTGGGTGTTACTCCCGCGGCTAATTCTCCCATTGAAGATGTTGTTATCATTACTACTCCCGAGGTCATGTATGACGAGCGCCTGCGCAATCTCGACGAGTGGTACAACGTGGCTGGCAAGCCCGCCCGTGGCTCTCATTTCCACAGAAATGATACCTTCAGTGTTACCAAGGACGCTCTGGACGGCAAGTCCGAGCCTGAGGTTGGCGACATTGTTGAGCTGAAGGCTGGCACCAAGATGAACGTTGCCGCTTCCCTGACCAGTGGTTCCACCCAGATTGGTACAATTCTGGCTATCGAGCAGGCTGGCCGTTATCTGTTCTACGTCATCAAAGTAGACTAATCAATACTGAAAGAAGGAGGAAATTACAATGCCTGAAATCAAAGATATTGTTAAGCTCGCAGTTGACGCTCATAGCGGCAACGTTGAGAAGTATTCCATGGCTCAGTCCATGGAGACGCTGCGTCAGGCTCTGATTGACGCTAATGGCGGCAGCACTACTCTGGACTATCGTAAAATCAGGGACGGTCAGTGCGCCGGTCTGTTTGCTCTTGTTGAAGAGATTCTGAGCCGCACCGTCGTCGAGGGTCTGTCCTCCGACGACTTCTTTAATTCCATCGTTGACTTCCGCAATGTTGCTGAAGGCGACAAGAACGTGTTCCTCGTAGAGGATAGCGACCTGTTTGTCGTTTCCGAAGTTGCGGACGGAACGCAGGCTATTCGTCGTCAGCGCCTTGGCGGCGTGAACGAGGTCTCCATCCCGACGAGCATGAAGATGGTTCGCATCTATGAAGAGCTGAACCGCATTCTGTCCGGTCGTGTGGACTTCAACCAGTTCATCGACAAAGTGTCCAAGTCCTTCGAGCAGAAGCTGCTGAACGACATTTACAGCCTGTGGGCTAATGCTACCGCCGCCGACTTTGGTGGCACCACCTACTTCCCCGCCGCTGGCACCTATGATGAGGACGACCTGCTTGACCTGATTGCTCATGTCGAAGCGGCTGCTGGCGGACGTCCCGCCACCATCATTGGCACCAAGAAGGCTTGCCGCGTGCTGGCTCCCTCCATCATGGCCGAGGAGGCTCGTGAGGAGCTGCACAACATGGGTTACTATGGCAAGTTCTATGGAACGCCAGTCGTGACCATCCCGCAGCGTCATCAGATTGGCACCACGAACTTCGTGTTCCCGGATGACATCCTGACGATTATTGCCGGCGACGACAAGCCCATCAAGGTTGTCTATGAGGGCGACCCGCTGGTCATCGCTCGCGATCCGTTCCTGAATGCTGACCTGACTCAGGAATATGTGTACGGTGTCAAGTACGGTGCCGGTATCGTTCTGGCTGGCGGCAACGCTGGTATCGGTCGGTACGAGTTCTAATTAATTGAATACAAATTAAGCGGACGGGTTATTCCCGTCCGCAGGAGAAAAAGGAGATAATAAAAATATGGCAAATACTACAACCAGTAAACCAAAAGAAACTGAAGAGACCGTAACGGAAGAGCCTGTGAAGCTTGTTGTCAAGGAGATGGATTTATCTCAGCTGATTCCTGTCAGGAATGGTTTTCAGGGCAAACTGATTTACAAGAGTCCACGCACAAATGAAAAGTTTGTGTGGGATAGTTTTGGGGACGAACAGGAGATGGAACTGCGAGAGCTCAAGAGCGCAAAGAGCGCCGCGAAGAAATTCTTTACCAATAACTGGTTTGTCTTCGACAAAGATTACATGTGGGTCATTGACTATCTTGGACTTAAGAATTTCTATAAGAATGCTCTGAATGTGGAAGATTTTGACACGCTGTTCACCAAGACTCCGGCAGAGGTTGAGAAAATTATTTCCAAACTGTCCGAAGGACAGAAGAAGTCTGTGGCTTACAAGGCTCGTCAGATGATTGCTGATGGAGAGATCGACTCCAATAAGGTAATCACTGCTCTCGAAAGGGCTTTAAAAATCGAGCTGGTTGAAAGATAAGGAGGCGTGGCCATGGGCCTCTCATACGATATTTTTACTGGCGCTTTCTTATCCAAGATTACGGAGTATGACTTCGCCAACATGCTCACAAATCTTTCAGATGGTGACCCGTCTGAGATAGTCGATGGCTATATGAAACGCGCCATATCAGCATTTAAGAATGTTTGTCAGTACGACCTGACGTCAACGGCTGATGATGCCACACGCGAGTTTGATATTGACATGGCGGACGAAGATGTTGATGAAATCGTTGATATTATTTCTGAGGGTATGGTAGTCCAGTGGATGAAGCCTTTTGTATATCAACAGGAGAACCTTCAGAATGTTTTAAACACGAGGGACTTCACGACGTATTCTCCTGCGGAGCTTCTGCTTCGCGTCGGGAATGCGTACAGACAGGCGCAGAAAGACTATACTCAGATGGTTAGAGAGTATAGCTATAATCACGGAGACCTTACGGTACTCCATATATGATTATAGAGACCGTTGCAGGGGTGGAGATAACTGACGAGATTCTGAATAAGTATTTCAGTAATCTTGTGAATCTCTTTTTTAAAATACTTCCGATGAAAGAGAAGGAAGAGGAGACGCTGGACGTATATCTGCGCACGCTTCAGGTTGAACTCCTCGGTTGTAAGAATCTGATAATAGTATTGAACAACGATTCCAGAATTCTTTCACTGGTAAGTATCCTGCAGTATCTGATTGACTATCCGGAATGTTCAGTTCCTGATGTCAGACGAGAGGTTTTTCACGCGATTTCTATCTGCAATAAGATGAAGTCACTGTACGGAAAGAGCAAGGGGGTGTCGGAATGAGCGCATGGGATTCTTATATGGCGAGGGCTGCCGTTAGAGGAACAACTAGACGAGAGTCTACCAAGATAAGAGAACAGAGGTATCTGAACAGGCACATTCCGGAGAGCCTCTCTTATCATACGGCATCCATTATCGATAGCCGACAGCTAATGCCGGGTATCGACAGGAAGTATTGCCCGTGTGAAATATCAGACCAAAATGTTGCCATTATAAACACTGACAACCTAGACAAGAAGACGATTATATCGCTTCCGGGTGAGACGCTAAGACACGGAGATATTGTTTTTTGGATGGATCAGTATTGGTTGATTATCGAAAAGGACTACAATACTGAGCTATACACGAAGTGTGTAATGCAACAGTGCAATTACCTGCTCAGATGGATTGATGATAACGGAGAGATGTTTGAGGAGTGGTGTATTGTTGAGGATGGCACAAAGTATCTGACCGGTGAATATGAGGATCGTTATTTTGTAACAACTCGCGGCGACTCGAGAATTTCAATCACGTTACCAAGAAACGCGCATACATCTATTATGAGGAGAGACTGCAGGTTCCTTGTTGATGAGCCTACTTTCACAGAGCATATGATGGCATACTCTCTGACAAAGCCGCTGAAGCTCGGAGCTACATACGGAGAAGACGGTGTATATAAGTTTGTCTTACAAGAAGTCGTAATGACAGACGATGATAATCCAGAAATTAGAGTGGCGGACTATTATAAGTATTATGACAGACCGCCCGGAAGTAAGAACATCAATACGTCTACAGACGAGCTTATTGATCCAGAACACAACATTGATGAGGATACCGGAAGGAAGGTTTGGTTGTAATGTATTTACAGGAATTTTACGATTACAAGAATCAAATCATGGAGGATATCCTTACCGACGAGGAAGTTGTACATCTTATAGAAGACTCGATAGATATGGAGAATGCGAAAGCGCTCGCGTATTCCAGAGTATTTCCGTATGAGTATCTTCCGGAGACCGTCGAGGATGGAAAGACTTTCGTATGTATAGATGTTGATATTCAGTCTGTTGATAGCAAGACGTTTCTCTCCCCTGTTATTCATGTGTGGGTTTTTACTCACAAAACAGAAATGAGATTGCCGGAGGGCGGCGTACGTATTGATGCTTTGTGCTCCGCAGTTTGCAGGCTGATTAACGGGAGCAGGATGTATGGTCTTGGTGAGTTGAACATATATTCTGTCAAGAGATTTGCTCCAATGACGGACTTTCAGGGAAAGGTAATGACATTCATTGCTTCAGACTTTAACAGGGCACATCCGACCGGAAAAATAATTCCGTCTAACAGGAAAGCTGGCGTATGATTGTCTACTGTTAATCTTCTTTATAAAGCCGAAATCCCTATTAACGACAATGTTAAAATAATTATTCCGTCGGTTCGTGATATTTTAAAAGACGAGGACGGTTATTACGCGATGGTAAGTTGTCTGACCGCTATGCCGATCGATATGATGTGTCAACTGGACGACATCGGCATTGACTTTACGACAATAGATGCGTATGAATTATTCTTGCTATTGTTTCAGGGACTAAAAGATCAGGACACGTCTCTTATATTTGGCGATCTTGATTTAAGCAAGTTTGAGATGGCAATCAATGAAGAAAATGGTAAGTTGATAATGTTGGATAGACAACACGATATTATTATCGATAAAGCTATATACGACAAGATTTCTACCATTTTAAGAAACATACACGGCATTGAAAAAGACAATAGGAAGCCTGCTAATGCGCAGGCTAAGAGCTATATGCTTGAACGTGCTCGGGCGAAAATGAAGCGAAATAAAAACAAGGCGAAGAAATCTCAGCTCGAGCCATTGATTATATCTATGGTTTGCACAGAACAGTATAAATATGATTTCAACAGTACGTTGGATTTATCAATATACCAGTTCAATGAATGTGTTAAACAGATTATGAGAAAGGTTGCATACGACAACCGAATGATTGGTGTGTATGCCGGAACGGTAAGCACCAAAGAACTTAGCCGGGATGATCTAAACTGGCTTGTTCAATAATAAATAAGGAGGAAGATAGTAATGATTAATGTTCAGGATATTGTAATTACGAGTCTTGAAACCATTTCTGCGTTTGATATCACGACTGGTAATTACCTGTTTACCATTGATGAGCTCCAGAGCGCTTCCCTCGCGAACGGCCAGGAGACCGCCGAGATCACCGGTAAGCAGGGTCGTAAACTGTCCAGCATGAAGCGTAATAAGACCGTTACGGTCAGTGGCGAGAATGGTATGGTCTCCGCTGGTCTGCTCGAGATGCAGACGGGCGGCACGTTTGCCAACAAGGCTACCGACGTCATGTGGACTGATTATCTGACGGTCGACAACACCAACGCCGCCACCACGTCTTACAAGGCTATCGGCACTGCTGGTTCTGAAATTATCGAGTGCTACATCAAGAACACTGATGGTACGCTCGGCACCGAGCTGACGCAGGATACCACCGCTGCCGCTGGCAAGTTCTCGTATACCGCCAACACCAAGAAACTGCAGTTCCATACCGACGTCGCTGCCGGTACTGAGGTCGTTGTGTTCTACAAGAGACACATCACCGCCGACGTGCTTGCCAACGAGAGCGACAAGTACTCCAAGAAGTGCTCTCTGTATATCGACGCTCTGGGCGAGGACCGCTGCGCCAACGTGTATCGCGTGCAGTTCTACATCCCCAAGGCTGACTTCTCCGGCGAGTTCACCTTCGATATGGGCGACAACCAGACCATTCACTCCTTCGAGGCCGAGGGTCTGGCTGGCGCTTGCGGAGCTGGCGGCGCTCTGTGGACTTACACCATCTTTGGTGCCAACACCGCTGACACTCCCGTTTCCTAATCGGATAGGATAATAGAACAGAGCCCAGCACGCCTCTCATCGACGCGGACCACGTCTGGGACTTTTAACGGAGGAGGGTAAGACACCCTCCTCCGTATTATTGAGACGAAGGAGGCCGTTATGGCGAAAGGCACTAGAATCTGCAGGGTGTGCGGAAAAGAGTATGAGTACTGCCATTCCGTTAAGACATGGGATGGTATTAATAGGTGGCAGGATATTGCGTGCTGCCCAGAGCATGGTGCTCAGTATTTTGCCGAAGTTCTTGGCAACAGTGGCGCAAAGGCAAATGTTGACTATCAGGTTCTTAACAAATCTGACGCAGAAAAGAAACCTGAATCTCAGAAGTCTAAGAAGACGGCACGTCCGCAGAAGCAGATTAATGATGTAATTGAAAACAGTGAGTCTGAAGAAAAAGACTAATAAGGAGACAGCGTGAGCTGTCTCCTTATTTTTACTAATCATGGGTGGTGGTCAGATGCCAAATGAACATGCCATTACTATGACGATAGATAATGAAGTGATTGACAAATACGCAGAATATTATTTTTCAATACATACACGCGCAAAGAATAAACCAATCAAAAATCCGTATCATGAATCTATCAATCAGTGGATGGTAATGAAGCGCGCAATGATGAACGCGTTGAAACAAAAATGGAAGGACTTTATTAAATGGTTCGTTGAAGAACAAGGTTATTCTAACCTGCACATTGAAAAATGTGAAATAAGTCAGAAGATATATTATCCAAATCATCGCAGGCATGATGTCGACAATAGTACGCCGAAGTTCATTTTGGACGGACTGGTTGAGAGTGGAATGATTGTTGATGATGACAGCCTGCATGTAACTAAATTGATTCTTGAGTGCGATGTTGATACAGACAATCCTCGCACTGAACTACTCATTACACTAATGAAATAAAGGAGATTTGATTATGGCTACTAAAACAAAAAAGGTTTCTATCACCGCTATGGATAAAGCTATTAGTGAGAACATCGCCAGGGTAACAACTATTGAATGGTGCGGTCTTGAGATAGAAGTTACAAGAATGATTCCGTTTAATGAAGCTGTTGTCCTTATTGAGAACGCGGCTGCGGCATGTTTTGCAAACGAGGATTCTTCGTACATGCCGTACGTTCTGTGGCCTGCTCTTAGGGCTGGAATCATTGAGGCGTATACAAATATTACCATGCCGTCTAACCCTGAGAAAATATACGCGTTTGCATATGCGGACGGACTGTACGATAAGATTCTTGCCAACGTGAACGGAGCACAGATTGACGATATTATCAGCGCCACCATTGAAATGGTCAAGGCGGCTGTTGATTCCAAGACTTCTGCCATCAGCAAAGAGATGTCCGATATCCATAGCTACCTGGAAAATTTAGACAGCGGACTGTCCGACGTTCTTTCCGGAGTTGGCTCTGATGATTTAAAGAAGTTGATCAGCGCTGTGAATAATGGTGCGCTTGACGAGGATAAAGTAGTAAAGGCGTATTTAGATACATATAAAGAATAATTAAAAATAGAAAGGGGTGGCGTGCGCAACGTTGCGCGAATGATATGGGCGAACCTAGATCTCTATCTCCGGCAGAATTAATGCATGCCGCCGGTGAACAAGATAAACATATCAGGGTTTTAAGATGGCACAACTGCAGTATTTCAATTAAAAAGCTTCTTACAATGGAGGAATATGTTGATACTGTTATGAGCATTATTAACAGTTGTCAGAGGGACGACGGCAGTGTGTCCATAGAGTTGTTGGATTTTTCATTTAGAGTAAACATTGTCAATGCGTATGCGTATGTTTCGCTTCCGGAAGAATTAGAGGATTTATATTATTTGATGTACTCTTCTGATTTGTATGATTTTATATGCGAAAATGTGAATAGCGCGCAATTGAATGCAATCAGACGATCCGCTGAGAGAATGATATATAGCGAATGTGGTGATGTATAAATGGAAGTTACTGGACTGGATAAACTGCAAGAATACGTCAAGACGACAAGGATAATCAAGGAAGGATTGGCATCAATTGCGCAGAACATTATTGTAAAAGCGCAGAATGAAGCTCCAAAAATAAAAAAGACTGTCCATCAAAGATTTCTTCCTGAACAGAGGCGCATTGCTCGCGAACAATTTGATAAGGCTGTAGATGCGTTCTATGCGGACTATAGTCCACAAAAATACAGGAGAAGGTCGTATGGAACACATACGGGCACCCTGTATTCTGGATGGAAATACGAATTAGAGCAGGAGTTAAATCAATACGGTAGTTTACAATATGACTCCGCGGCAGACTTATTAGACCCTAAAAATGCTATGACGGTCACTAGAAGCGGAAGTAATGCTGGTGGATTTTTCTTTAACCAGATGTTTGTGGGCGGATGGCATGGCGGCGCTATGACAATTAGTGGCGAAGCGGCAGAAGATTGGTGGGAGCACCCAGCACCAGGCAGGGCTGCTTACTGGAGAAAGAAGGGAGTAACACCTAACGGTGTGCTTCACAGGTGGGGCGCATGGTACGAAGAACCTGCTCCGAATTTTGCAGATACCCACAATGGAAAAAGTCCGTATACTTATTATGCTGATTTACTTGATAAAGCGGAAGACGAGAGAATGATGCCTATATTTAACGCCATCAGAGATGATGTATGCGATGAATATTTAGCTGATTTTACGAGAAAAGAAATAATAAGAGGAGTAAACTCTATTTTAGAAAAATTTCAATGATTAGTAAAAAATGAAGGGTGGTGAGTTGATGTCTAGCTCTAAGTTTAATTTTGAAATCGATGGCGTGTATAACTCAAAAGCTGGCGATACATCTGGAAATAAAGCAATGGAGGAGTCCATAGAACTTGGCGGAGAATTAGGCGCAATGTTTAAAAAACTCAATCAGATTGTAACCAAGATGGGTGAGGTTGACGAGATTGAAAAATTTGCCGCCGCTGTAGAGGCTCTATCCAAAGATCTTGAGCTTCTTACCATTAAAAACGAAAAATTAGTTTCTCAACTCCAAGAAGCTCAGAATAAAATTGATTCTCAGGCAAATACTATTGCAAGGCTACGCAATGAGCTAGCCGAGCTTGGTGACGATGAGTACACAAGTAAGTTGCAGGAACAGGTAGCAACTGCAAACGAAATGTACCAAAAATCCGTGCAAGATTTTAGGGCAGCAATGCAGACGATGCATCTATTATCTTCTGGGGGCGACTCGTGGGGAACCGGCTACACCAGCTTTCTTTCTGACGTTGGGGCAAAAATTGAAGAGTTGACAAGCAAGATTAGTAATGGAGAGATGACTGTCAACGAAGCAATCTATACGATTAAAAACGAATATGGTTCTCTGATAAGCGAGATGTCTGAAGGCGGGAACGTAGATACATCTGCTATCACAAAAATAATATCAGATCTAGCTCACGTCAGTGAACAGCTAGAAGACGTACAGAGCAAACTAGATACTATAAAGACTGAAGGCGTCAAAGTTGTCGCCAATGGTCAAACAGAAAAATTAGATACCGAACCAATAAAAGAGTACACGGAAGCCGTTGCGCAGTCAGCTGAGAAGTCGAACGAAGCGGCGACTGCTACACATAATTTAGCAGCGGAGATAGTTTCCGTATCACAGGATGTAGATACTGGGAAAATCGAAGCGCTAGCTTCTGCTCTCAATGCTTTGGCTTATGCTGGTCGTGTTGATTTTTCAAAGAAACAGCTAAACAGTGTTGTGCAGTTTATGGGAGACATATCTGCAGCGGCGTTGCGTTTAAATGGTACGCCGTTAAAATTTGACTTCACTGGTTTAAAGAGTCTTGAAGGGTTATCAATTAAGAAGACATCTCTCAACAATCTTGCCACCTACCTTCCTAAAATCGCGGATGCAGATGCTGCAAAACTTGAAGCAGTTGCCTCTGTAGATTTTACACCATTTAACAACATCAGGGTTAGCAAGGGCTCAATGGAGGCTATTGCGAATCTAATAGAGGCTCTAAGAATACTAAATGAAACAAAACAGCTTGCGTTCTCTGGTGCTAATGGCGAAATTAAAATTAACAGTTCTGGAATTGAAGCTGCAGGAGAAAAGGTATCGCTTTTAAAGGATAAAATAATTGAATTAAATGGCGAAATCCTAAAGACATCTTTTGGCGAAGATCGCATTAATACTATAAGAGGTTTGTTGTCCGCTCAGGGAATTGACCAGACATTGGCTGGGAGAATAGCTGACGACCTTGGCAACCTTGAGGGGTCGATAACTACAATAACTGCGTCTGTAAAAGAAAGTGCAAAAGAAGGGACGCAAGCAATTGAGGTTACAACAAACGCTATTGGCTCGAGCGGAGAGAAAATTACAAGAACAACTTCTCTCATTAGAGATAATTCAAAGGCAACGCAAGACAACATCGCTGAAAAATTAAAGTTAGCCAAAACAGAGGAAGAGGAAAACGCGGCACGGGCCGAAGGATGGAAGCTTGTAAGCAAACAAACAGCAACCATAGGAGAAACTTCTGAATACATTAAGCGGCAGAACGAGCTCTATAATCAAGCAAAAGGTATAATTAGCGAATATGTTTCCGTTCTCAGAGAAGTCAGGACAACAGAAAATGATGTAAGTGAAAAAGACTTTGGCAAATTCGAAAGCGAATCAGGAAGCTTCTCTGGTTTAGCTGAAAGAGCACAAAGGGCATATGATGCATACCAGAAACTTGACGAGATTAAGTCGAAATTATCTGGTACAAACCTGGCGAAGTTAATCGATTATGAAACCAATAGCATGTTAAGACTAACGGCAGCGACGCAGTCGTATAATAATGCCGCAAACATGTCTGATGAAGAAAAGAGACGGGCTGAGCATTTTAAAGAAGCCGCGGCTATAATAAAGCAGTATTATGATGTGTTGCAACTTGTAGCCACAACAGAAAACGACATCACTATGGGAACTTATAATAATAAGTTCTATAGCGAGAGCGGAAAGTTTGATGCTTTGGCGACTTCTTTAAATAACGCAACAGAAGCATACGAAGGATTACAGGCGAAGCTTGCTGACGACCAGGGTAATTATATTGAGGGAACTCAGGGAGACCCAACTCTGCGTGCAATGATTTTCGACGAGCAAACAGAAGCAATACAGAGATTAGATAACGCAATTGTTAAACATGATACGGTTGTCGCGGAGTCAAATGCTAAGCAAGAACAGGTAAGAACATACCAGGAAGCAAATTATGTTATTAAGGAGCTGACCAATAGTCTCGCTATATTGGCGTCAAGAACTGATGACATTCATTTTGATAGCATTACTGGAAAAATTATGTCTGAGTCTGGGGCAAATCAAGGGCTAGTAAGCGATATTAATGATTTATTAGATAAATATAGGGCTCTTAAGGATGCTATTGATGCGCTGCCGATTGGAAAGAGAGAACAACTATACAGACAGGAGGAGTCTGGTCTTAATCGTGTAAAGAGGGCTCAGGAAGTATTTGCAGAAAATCAGAGGATGTTATATGAAAGGCAAAACGACGTAGCCCGTATTGAAATGAACTACCAGAAAACTCTTGGCAAAATAGAGTCTGCATTAATACGAAATACAAAAGCAAAGAATAGCAACAACGAGTCTAGCAGACAGGCATATGCTACGCTCGAACAGGAGAAGGCGTCCCTAGAGCAGAACCACGCAGCCGTTCAAAGAAATGAAGCAACATATGCTGATTTGGACAAGACAGTAAAACAATCTAACGCAACATTCCTTGAGCAAATGAACATCATGCGCAGGAACGGCGACGTCGGTATGAGCATGGCTCAGCGTATCGGAGCTCTCGCCAAGAAGTTCTCGTATTGGTTTAGCTCGATGCGTATTATCATGACGATTATACGCGGCATCAAACAGATGGTAACGTCCGTTAAAGAGCTTGATAGTGCGTTTGCCCAGCTGAAAATTATTACAAACGCAACAGACACAGAGATGCAAAAATTTGCAGACACTGCATTTGAAATCTCTAAAAACCTCGGTCAGTCTGTTGCAGATGTAACTAAGTCTATAGAGACATTCTCTAGACTTGGATATAGTCTTCCTGACGCTTCTAAGCTTGCAGAGTTTGCAACAATATTGGCTAATGTTGCGGCTGTAAGCAACGAGGAGGCAACAACTGGTCTGACGGCTATTATCAAGGGCTATAGCTTGAATGTTGAGGATGCAGAACATATTTCTGATGTTCTTGTAAATGTCGGTCAGAAATACGCCGTATCTGCATCAGAAATGATGGAGGCGTACGAAAAGTCAGGCGCTGCTCTTGCGGCAACGAATACATCTTTTGAAAAATCTGCCGGCTTAATTGCGGCGGCTAACGCCGCAGTGCAGAACTCCTCGGTTGTTGGTACGGCCTTGAAGACGGTATCCGCTAGAATCCGCGGGTCCAAGACAGATATGGAGGAACTCGGGGAAGATGCAGAGGATTTGGCGGACGGGTTCTCGAAGTACGCGAAAGAAATAAAGGCCCTTACAGGGTTTAATATTATGGTAGAGGGAACCACCGATCAGTTTAAGGATATATATGATATCTTTAATGGTATTTCTAAAGTATGGGATAAATTGTCTGATACTCAGCAGGCGCGAGTATCAGAAATCCTTGGTGGTACTAGACAGCTCCAGGTCATTTCTTCTATCATTAATAACTGGTCTGATGCGGCTGATGCATACGCGACGGCAATGGACTCTGCAGGTGTTGCGACGAAAGCAAACAGCATCTATATGGACACGATTCAAGCAAGACTTAATCAGCTTAAAGTAGCTTTTAGCGAACTGGCTCAAAATATAATAGGGTCAGACTTTATCAAATGGGTAGTTAGTATTGGCGCTGGATTGCTGAAAATATTAAACGGAGTAGGTAAGCTAATATCGAAACTAGGCGGGCTTAAAACAATACTGTTCAGTATTGGAACTATAGTGGCCACAATGAAGATTGAAAGCATCATAAGCGCAATCAAGAAACTAAGGGCTCTACAGTTCATTGCTGATATGAGGGCTGCGTTGCAATTAACAAAGAATACAGCAACAGGTGTGACAAGGCTCTCAGGGGCATTTGAACTACTTGAAATAAGTGTCAACTGGTCAAAGGTGGCGTTTCTCGGTCTTGCCGCGGCAATAGGAGCAGTTGTCCTAGCATATAGCAAATTAGTCAAAAAAGAACAAGAAGAGCGTTCCGCGTTTGAGACATCATTCCAAGAAAAGTCGGAAGTGGCTAAAGAGGCTCAGAGTTTATATGATGCGTATGAAGCGTATGTCCTTGTCAATTCAGAAGTAGAAGCCGGTATAAAAGGAAAAGAGGATTTAACGGAAGCTTCGGAGAATCTTGCAGAAGCTCTCGGGAAAGAGAAAAGTGCGGCAGAAGGGTTGAGCGATAGTTATTTACATATGACTAGAACGCAACTACAGTCTGCAATTGTTGATGCGGGAATGGCAAGAGATGCCGCGGCTCAGGTTTTGTCTAGCATGATGTCTGATCACGACAATAAAACTGCAGCAAATAAGCTGACTGTTTTAGAGTATCTTCCTGACGTATTTGCAGAGATGGGTGAGAGCGGGCGTAAAGTACTCGACCGTGATTTATGGAATAATGTTGACCTTGCAGATAGAATGAAATGGCTCACTAGTGCATATGATCAGATGCTTACTAGGAAGAAGCAGTTATTCCTTGCACACAAGACGGAGACAGAAGAATATAAAAGATTAGTAAGTGCAACAGATTGGCTAAAAGAGTCAATAGATAACTACAATAGTTCACTAGAAACAGAAACTGACTTGCAGGAAAAGCTAAATAATGTCACGAATGGCCTTATTAGCAAAGACTCTGAGGAGGCTATATCCGCAGGACATTTATACGTTAGCGAAGAAAAGATAAAAGAAATATCAGAGACTGTTGTAAAAAGTATAGAGGATATAAAATCCGCAGAAGATCTCCTAAAAACTGCAGAAAAAGAGATGCTCGAAGGAGGTCTTTCACAAAGCACAATCAAATCTATTTCTGAAGCGACCGATGATTATATCAACTACTTATATGAAGAAAACGGCTTGGTAAAGCTCAACACGGAAGCGTGGAAAGAGTATATTGAGCAGAAGCGATCCGGCGTAATTGACGGTATAGATAAAGAGATTGACCGCCTTGAGGATGAGGACTCCGCATACAAGAAAATAATCAGAACCGTCAAACAACTTGGGGACGAATATAATAGTTTAGTCAATGGCAATGTAGACTATAACAAACGCCCGTATGTCACATCTAATGCAATGGCGTCTGCAGGTTGGGAAGAATTTATGCAGATGTTTACTGCGCCATTTGCAGTAGACAAGAATCAGATGATAGCTACAACATACACGCAGGGTGTAACCATCGGAGAGGGAGACTATAAATACGTTGTCGACATTACTCCAATTATGGAGGATGGGACCGTTCTCTCCCCAGAGGCGCTCGATGAATACATTGGACGGTTGGTTACGAACAACGGTGTTGAGGGCTTGCTGGAGTCTGATGAGTATAAGTTGGTCGTCAATGTTCAGCAGGGCGAGTATGACGAATCTTATTGGGGGCCATTGGAGGAAAAGCTTTCAGAGATTAAAAACGAGCACTATGAACTTGCAGATTCTATAGGTCTTGTTTCTGAAGAAAATGCGTCTATGTGTGCCGAAGCAATTGACGACTTACAGGAGTATGAAAATCAGTTATCAAGACTTGAGAACTATAAATCAATTTTTGAATCTGCGTTCAATCAGTCATATCATGCACAGAGACTTGATGGTTTCAACAGTCTTAACGATACTATCACCGGCATTACGAGTTCATTCCAGACTCTTGCCGACATTCAGGAACAGGTTGCAGATAGCTTCACAATGTCGATCGACAAGGCGCTGGAGTTTGCAAAGGTATATCCTGAAATTCTTGATGGTGCTACAGCCGCCGCAAACGGAGAAATCACACTCAACAAGGATGTTGTCAATGCATTCATCGACGGCAAGAAGGCACAGCTTGACGCGACTGTCGACTCTCAAATCGCGCAGTTACAAGCCGAGCGAGAGGGATTGTCTGCAAAACAAGAGCTTGCGAAAGCGGAATATCAGCTTGTTTATGATAAGACGCAGAACGAGCTTGAGCTTTCTTGGGAAGAGATAGATAGAAGAATAAAGTATGCTGATCAGTTGCTTGAAAACGAAATCAAGAATGACGGCAATATAGCTGAGGCGTATGAAGAAGCCCTCAGAGTAATGAGCATGGACACCCAGTCGTTTGACGAGGTCACCAGAGAAGCTGCAAAGAATATGGCTGTTAATCTTGGTAATGCCGCCAAGACTGCTGCAGATACTGTAGCAATCAACTCTTCTGCCATGATGTCCAGCATCAGGAACGTTGGACTTCAGGCAAATAATACATCAAGAGCGATTGGTACACTTGCCAACAATGTTAGGAATGCTGTGTCTGGCATTGTATCTGGGGCGACATCTACAATTACTCAATTTGCTGTTACATATGGTTCGCTTGGCGGTTCCGCATTTAAGTGGATGAATAGCTCTTTCAATCCGACAGATTATGGATACTATGCAAATAAAGGAGCTGGAGCCACAAGACTTAGCGAGCTTCAAAATAAGATAAACGAAATTGGGCAGGCAATGTCTGCAATAGATGGGCAGATTGCGGTTTTAGAAGCGCTTCGTGCTAAGAATCTAGAGGACTTCCGCAGTAGTAATAAAAATAAGAGTGGGTCTGGCGGCGGTGGTGGAAGCGGATCTAAAGAAGATGAAGTTGACTACCTCAAAGAACAGCAGGACGCTTTTAAAGAATATTTAAAGAATATTGAGCATGAGATAGAGGTTCGTAGTCACTTTGATAATGAGACGAAGAATATAGCAAACCTATATACCAATCTCATTCAAGAAGTAGAGAAAGAGATATCTATCGCTAGAGAACTTGGTCTTAATGATACAGACGACTACATTCAGGAGCTCCAGAAGAAATGGATTTCTTACACTGAAAACCTCAAGAAGCTTCAGGATGAGGTTCGCGACAATGCCAAAGACGCCGTTGATGACCTTGTTGAAATCCGCGTCAAGATGCTCAAGCAGGAAATCTCTGACCGCAAAGACGCACTCGACAAGCAGCTCGACATGCTCAAGGACTTTTACGACAAGCAGAAGGACTTACTGCAAGACCAGTATGACGAGGAGAAGTACCTCGAAGAACAGGCGGAGAAGCGTAGAGAAGTAACAAAAATTCAGGAAGAACTTAACCGCCTTGAGTACGACAACTCGGCATGGGCGCAGAAACGCAAACTCGAACTCGCTCAAGAGCTCGCCGACGCTCAGAAAGAGCTCGACGACTTTGAGAAAGACCACGCTCTTGAGGTGGCGCAGGACGAGCTTGACCGCCTATACGAGATGCAGGAGAAAGAGCTTCAGGATGAACTTGACCTACTTGACGAGAAAGAGAAAGACTCCAAGGCGCTTTACGACCAGGCTCTTGAGGATATCAAGAACGGTTCCATCGACCTCTATAACGAGATGATTAAGTGGAACGAGGTATACGGCGACGGCATAGAAGATACAATCAAGGACGCGTGGGAGGAAGCGTACAAAGCTCTTGAGGAATATAAGACGCTTTATGACGAAACGTTCAATGGTGTTAACCTTGCGAATGCTACTGGGTACACTCCGGAAAACGGTCCGTATAACAACTCGAAGATTGCCGGCAGTGGTTCCGGCTCTGCTGGCTCGTCCAGCTCTTCCAGTTCATCCAGTTCTTCCAGCTCTTCTAGTGCGGCAACTCCTGCCGAGGAGAAGAAGAGTACGCCAGCGGCGCCAGCCCTTGAAGTAGGTTCCACTGTTTCTGTTAAGTCAGGAACAAAGTGGTATGCCAACTCTTACGGCGGAGGAAGGTCTGGAACCGCAAAGGGCGGCAAAATCAAGTACATCAATCTCAATGGCACTCACCCGTATAACATTGATGGCCTTGGCTGGGTAAAGAAGACAGACATTGTCGGCTATGCGGCTGGCACACGCAGCGCGATCCCGGGCATCCATTCTGTCGATGAGCGCGGTGACGAGTATGTCTTCCAGTCTTCTGATGGCAGTCGCTATCGTCTCTTCAATGGCGGCGAGAAAGTTCTCACCTCCAGGGCTACAAACTTCTTATACGACTTTGCTAATAACGGCCAGCAGATCCTTCAGAAACTGATGAATGCTGTGAGCGGCGGCGGGCTTGGTGCCATCCGTCATATTCAGAACAATGTTCAGCTTGCCACTGGTGACATCATCATTAATGGCAACGCTGATAAAGCTACGGTTTCTGAAATCAGGCGTGCGCAGAGAGAATCTATTGAGATGGTTCTCAAGGAATTTAACAGGCTTAATAAATAATGATATGCGGGAGGGTATGTGTATACTCTCCCGCAACATATAAGGAGGGTCTACAGAATGAGTAAATACACGAACATCAGATCTCGTATTGGACACTATCTTGCCAAGATTGCCGGAAGAAATGTTGATATAGAAACTCTCATGCCTCAGGTTCCTATTAACGAGCAGGAAGAACTGCTTTCCGAGATTGCTGATAGAATTGGCAATATTAAGGACGCCACTCTCCCGGAAGTTGGCACGACTGATGCTGGAAAAGTCCTTACAGTTAACGAAGACGGAGCGTGGGCGGCGGCAAATCCGTCCGCGCCCGGGATACCCGCACCGGATAGCCCCAGTAACGGCGACGTGCTGACCTACGACAGCACGGAAGCGGAATGGGTAGCATCTGCGCCGAGCGGTGGCGGCGGCTTCATCTCCGTGAGCGTGAACGAGTTGCGTCTAAACAAGACGTGGAACGAACTCAAGACCGCATACGATAGCGGAATCCCGGTTTTTCTGTTTATGGATTACGAAGGGGATGACTCTATGTCCTATTTAGCGTTTATCGGCCACTACAACGAAATAGACATTGGGGACATATGGTCGGTGGTCTTTGCGGTGGGCACAATGCAAATCGATTTTGAAACGAGAGAAAGCGCCGATGCTTACCCGGTACTCGTTGTAACGTAAGAGGTGATTCTCCGTGACCTTAATTGACGGCAGGTCCTATGCTTACCAATCAATTAAATAAATCAATTTTACTTCTGTGCTAATTTAGCAAAAGAAAGGAGCGTGAAAGTCAAGTGGCTGATATCTACTGTTGTCATTTTGAATACGGCGGCATCTCATCTAGGACGCACGGTCTTCACTTTGTAAATGTAGAGACGGACAGATTTATTAATGTTCAAGGGCAGATATCTGGAGTGAACATTTTCAATAAGAGAAGCAAGAGAAACTACCTTATTGATACAGACTATACCTCCTCCCCCGTTTCATATGACATTGATATCGTGACGGACGATGAGCGCACCCTTAACAAGCTCGAACAAGAAGAGGTTGAAAGGTGGCTCTTCAACCGAGCGAAGAACATGAAACTATATATTGACCCGGATGATGATTATGATTTCGGGACGTATGACAAATATCAGATAGTTACTTCCAGACCTAATACTGGCCAGGAGGTTGGAGTTGTGTACCTCGTTCTTTCTAGCGGCACTACATATACTGCCAAGAGATGGAATGGTACGGCGTATGAGGATATGTCTAACGTTACTCTAAGCGGAACGACAATGACTGAGGCAACCGGCTCCCCTACTATTACATCCACATTCAGCAGGAGCGGCAACACTGTTATCGCACACCGCAGATTTTTAAGATGCAGATTCATCAACCCGACAAAGCTTGAGTATAACGGCGGCATTGTCGGATATAGAGTTACACTTGAGGCAGACACCGGATGGTGGCTTCAAGATCCGGTTACATATACATACTCTGTGAATCAGTCTGCTGGCGCTACATCAAACATCAGCCTGACTCCAAATACGGATTCCGACACCTACATTTATCCTAGGGTAACGATTACGTCCGGCTCGTCCGGCGGGTTCACTGATGGAGCAAACGGGAGGACGCTCTCCCCCGTTGCTACATCCAGCAATAAGTACTATAGGTGCATAGTAACAAGAAACGGGGTCAGTACTACTTCTGACGCAGCTCTTGTTAGAGGATATAATGTGTCATCCTCTCCATATGTTACGGTTGTGAAACAGCCAGTTAATACGATAGGCTTTATTGGATATCCTGTTTCGTTCAGTATCGAGGCCGTTGGTAACGGTCTGAGCTATCAGTGGATGAAGAAGAAACGTACTTCAAGCACATGGGAGAATCTTGGAGTTAACGGAGATACTTTGCCGGAAGTAACATTTAACATGACTTCTGCGTATGATGTAAGCCATATTAAGTGTGTTGTAACTGATATAAACGACCACTCAGTCAACTCCAATACTGTTACACTGGACGCCAACACTGTTGGTGAAACGTCTTCGGACGGTACATCTATTATTAGGACTAATCCGCAGAATATCACGGCAAAACCTGGCGACAGGGTTAGCTTCTCTGTAGAGGCTTATGGTGAAGACATCACATATCAATGGCAGGTTAGCAAAGATAACGGAAGTACGTGGAAAAATTGTACTGGTGAGGGCAACAATAATATAATCTATGGTTTTGAGGCTGTAAGCGGGAATGACGGATGGCAATTCAGATGTGTTGTTTCTGGAACTATTCATTACATGATTCCATCAGTAGATCCCGGCGAGAGTCCCGAGGATGCTCAGATTGATAAAACATTCACATCGTCTGCCGCAACTTTAACAGTTGTCACAAATGGCGCTCCGATTATTACGTCGCAGCCAACATCAACGTATACTGTTCTTAATGGAACCGTAGATTTGTCTGTTGAGGCTCAGGGTGATGGTTTAACTTACCAGTGGCAGGTTTCTTCTAACGGCACATCCGGATGGACTAATCTGGGCTCTGGAACGATACTTATTATCAATCAGACAGATAATGCTGCAAGAAAGACGGAACTCACTGATATGCCGATTAGTACAACTATAGTCCTTGATGGAGAAACAAATTATGTGAGCGGTGATTATTATAAGATTCTTGGGAGCAGACACTTCCCGAGGATACTACCGTTCAGAACAAATACATTTACATTGAACGGGCCGGTGAACACAATCATCTTTGAAGTAGAAAACAGGAGGAATCTGTAATGATAGTCAGGTACGATTCATTGAACAGACTTGAGACTCCTAAGATGACGCTGTGCAATCCCGGTAGTAAATATGTAGATGGGGTGTTAACTAACACGGTCGGCGTCCTTTGTGACCATGAAGCTGAAGAGATCGTATTTAATTTCAATGCAGTTTCCGAGCTTAATTTTAGGGTAAACAGGTTGCATGACTACAGAAAAGAAGATGCGGTGCTCACTGAGGCCGAGATAGATATGTACAAAGACATTGACCGGATTTACAAAGGCATCCTGAATAGGCGGCTTGTATTTGTGGAAGATATTGGATATTTCATGATTACAAGTGTGACAGAAGGATACGACGGGCACAATAACTATAAGGATGTCAGCGCACAGTCAATAGATATCGAATTACAGCAGAAAATGATTCCATACATTGCTGATGATACATACAGGTTTGAGACTGACGTGCTACAGCAGAACGTTGGTATACTTAACAAACTAGTTGAGGTTATACCGGGATGGTTGATTGGGCACGTTGATAGTACTGTTGCAGAAAAGTGGAGAACATTCGAGGATGTTGATGTTACTTTAAACTGCCTGTCTTTTCTGCTTGAGAATATTCAGGATGCATATGAGTGTATTGTTCTCTTTGACCCTGTTCACAGAATCATCAATGTATATGACCAGAATGACTATGTTAGGGAGACGCGAATCCATATTACCAATGACGATGTAATTGATTCTCTTGAGATTCAGGAGTCTGCTGACGATGTTTATACTGCCATCACCGCTACCGGCGGAGATGACAGTATTACTATTGCCGCAGTTAATCCAATAGGAACAAACACTATTTATGATTTCACCTATTATCTTGACTGGATGACTCCAGAGCTCAAGGAAAAGGTTATCCAGTGGAAGAAAGATATATCTGACTCAGAACCTGTCTATCAGGAGGCCAGCCAAACATATTATGAGAAATTATCCGAGGCGTCTATTGAGCAATTTGAGATTGAAAGATATAAGACTCAAATGACTCTTTATCAGAGGTGTAAGGATAACATCACTGCCAGTAACGGTACAGCATATGTATCTCAATACAATACGGCGATTTCTAATGCCGGCGGCGAACCAATCAATATTAACCAGCAGATTGAAGATGTTAAAGATGAAATAGATGAGCGGATTGCTGAGTGTCAGCTAGAGATAAATAATCATCAGCGCAACTACGACGCAATCCATGCCACAACGGAATCATACAGGGAAAAAATGAACAGCATCATTTCCGCCTTGTCAATGGAAAACTATTTCGTTGGCGTTACATCTACGAGCGGCGTTGATGTCCAGTTCAACTACATGGACGAGCTTCAGAATTACATTTTTGAGGGCAGTTATACAGATGAGTATGTTGTTGTTACCGACAGCATGTCTTACGCACAGCAGTTCGAGCAGATGATTACGATGTACAATCGTGCCAAACAGCAGCTTGTGAAAGTATCTCAGCCCACTCAGGAGTTCAGTATTGACGTTGAGAACTTTGTCTTTGCAAAGGACTTTGAACAGTGGAGTGAGGATTTAGAGACGGGTTGCCTTATCAGCGTTGAACTTGACGTAGAGGATATTGCAAAGCTGTTTCTCTCTAATATAACGATCAACTATGATGACCACGCGTTAAGCATGACGTTTGGAAACAGGTTCAATAGGTTTGACCCAAAAGCATTATTTGAAGACGTTTTGGGTAATGTGAGCAAGTCCGCTAACACACTGAACTATGTAAAAGATGTCCTCTACCCCATTAAGTCTGGAGAGCTTGACATCGTAAAAGAAACACTACAGAGGTCGAGGGATCTGACAATGGGCGCGGCTCTTGCCTCAGATAATCAGGAAGTTGTCATTGATGCTTCTGGATATACTGGCCGAGAGGTTACTGACACCGGAGAGTATGACCCGCGTCAGATTAAGATTACGGGCAGAAATATTGTCTTTACTGACGATGCGTGGGAGACGAGCAAGACCGCAATCGGCGAATTGATTCTTGACCCTGAGCATCCGGAAAATACATCTTACGGTATTAATGCGCAGATGATTGTCGGCGATATGATTATTGGCGACAATATAAGGATTCTTGGAACTGATGCACAAGGTAACGCGCAGGACATTTTCTCTATTGTTGATAACAAGATTTCTTCTCAAGTAAGTGAGCAGGTCGGCGCTCTCAGAGATGAGACCGACGCGTCACTTGATAACATTACTTCCAGAATGACGTCGATGGAACAGACGGCTGATAATATCAGCATCGTCGTTAGTGATATTTATGAGAACGGTGTTAATCAGGTTCGCACCGGTAAGGGGTACACCTTTGATGACAACGGTCTCACGATTACAGATGTTTCAGAGGGCGGCTCTGGTATTCAGAACGTTATCACTAATGACGGTATGTATGTTCAGCTTGTTACGCCAGGCACATCAACTGGATGCACGGCGACTATTACTACAAATGGTGATGAGAGTCTGCTGTATGTAAGATACAATGGAGTGAAATATTACACTGCTGGCGATACATTCACATTTGATGCTGGAGACGAATTATATATAAATGCGGCTGGTACTGTTGCGCAACTAAGACCTGGCATAATAATAATCGACGACGAGACGGTGGTGCCGATAACGACTGGCGGGGCATTTTATACATACATAATGCCGGAGAAAAATATTGATATTACTCTGACTCTCGGTAACGTTGGTGTCGCTCGTTTAACAACCAGCGACATTAATCCGCCTACTAACGTTCTGACGGCTACAGACGAGGGCGTTGATGCAATCAACCTGACGGCCCACAACTACCTCACTATTGGATTGAATAGTAGGTTTGAAGACTACCCAGATCCACACAGTCACAGGATGAGAAGGACTGCGTGCTTCTTCATCGCTGATGGTTGATAAATTATATAAGGGAGGTATTAGCTAATGGCTAGTGGGTCATTTAAAACTAATGTCGTAACAGCCGCTGGCTCTGGCTATTACAGACAAATAGAAGTTATTTGGTCGTCCACAAATAACACTTCAAACAACACATCGACTGTTTCGTGGACGGCTTACAGTAGGGCTACAGATTCCAACAATACTGCTCGCTGGGTTAATGCGTGGAATATAACAGTCACGATTAACGGAACGGCGAAGAATATAAACGGGTCTACTACAAAAGCTCTGTATAAAGACACACTCATTGGAAGCGGTTCTGTCACTATTCAACACAATAGTGATGGCAGAAAAACTGGTGTCTCCGTTGCAATCTCCGCGAGTATTTGGGATAGCAGTAAGACTAACGCCACTTATTCCGGAACGATTAACATGGACCCCAATCCAGTCTATACACTATCGGTTAATCAGGGCGCTAATACGACTGTTGCCGTATCTAGAACTTCCAGTGCCGGCGGTGGATCTACCGGAACGATTACATCTGGAACGAAACTGTATTATGGCGACGTTATAAAGATAACGGCTTCAGCCGCATCAAACTACCAGCTGACTTCGCTGACTGTAAACAGTGCAAATTTCACATCTGGCAGCAGCCATACGGTTACAGGAAATGTTTCTGTTGCTTCTGCGGCACAGGCTCTTGCGTCTGTAATAAGCGTCAGCCAAACATCAAGAGCTCTTGGACAACAGTTAGCAATCACAATAACAAAATATAACTCAAGCTATGCGCACTCGATTCAGTGGTCTTTCGCAGGATATAGCGGGTATATTACGTCTTCCGGCGGAACTCAGAGTGAGGAGTCTAAGTTTACCGGCACAAGTGTTACCTTTACAGTTCCGACTACTTGGGGCAACTATATCCCCTCTTCCGTATCAAGTGTGTGTACTCTTACATGCAAGACATATAGTTCTACGTCAAGTACATCTCAACTTGGAAGTTCTACTACAGCATCATTTACAGTTACCGTTCCAAACGATAATACTAACGCACCTCAAATAACTGTACATACGGTTTATGATACGAACTCAGTAACTCTTGCATTGACTGGAGATAGCTCACGGCTTGTGAAGTATGTGTCTAACGCTGAGTGTACTATGAGTGCCAACTCTCAACGAGGAGCGACATTAAAGACGGCAACTATTGGAGGAGTATCCGTGATGCCGTCAGGAACTCCTACTTCTATATCAGGAGTCACAAGGACATATCAGGGAGTTACTGATACATCATTTGAGTTCGCCGTATCAGATAGTAGAGGATTTAGGACTCCTTTTACGGTTACTCCTACTATGGTGGAATACGTTAACCTGACGTGTGTTCCTACTGTCAACAGAGCGTCTGGCACATCTGAAACTGTTACGTTGAAGATGTCTGGGTCTTTTTATGAAGGAGCGTTTAACGCGGCTGGAACCAACGTAAATACGCTATCTCTTTATTATATGTATAAAGAAAACAGTTCTGAAGTGGACTGGCCAACGAGTTGGACTTCTGTTAGTTCGAGCGATATTACTACATCTGGCACAACCTATGTTACTAATGAAATCACTGTCGGAACAACATTTGATTATACAAAATCATATGTGTTTAAGATTAAGGCGGAAGATGGCGTAGGTAATACTATCCTTAACTCAATTACAAAGGATTTGACGCTATCTACTGGCCGTCCTATTTTTGACTGGGGCAGCAAAACATTCAACTTTAATGTTGATGTGACGTTTGAAGACCAGCAACAGACGAAGCACCACACAATTGTATTTAGAAATGATTTGGATAAGAGCCCAGGAGAAGTGCAATATCCGCATGAGATTATGATAGGTGGAGGAGATCCAGGCAGAAAGGAAGCTGTTTTCGTACAGGATGCCACAAAGACCTATCAGGAAAGCGGGACGAATGTATACTACTTCCCGTTTGCATATGAGGACACAAACAGGGATATTCTGCTGTATGCGACTACCAACGCTAGGGCACGTAGTTATCTTGCAGACTTTCCCAATGAGGTTAAGTACGATACGACAACAGGATTGTATTATAGAACATGGTTCTCTGGTACTGCAGAAGTGTGGGGAGAGATATCTTTTACTCCATCTTCATCCACAGCGACCGGTAGTTTATATTATTCAGATACAAAAACAGTTGCGCTCCCAGTATCATTCTCATCCGGGTCTCCACAAGTATCGTGCTCTCAAAGCTATACATGGCCTGCTCTGGTTTCGCTTAGCGGAAGTGTACTATCGTTTGCCTTGATGCGTGCTGTTGCTTTGCAGACAACTATTGCGCATAAAGTGTATATCCACGTAATTGGTATAACGTCCAACTACGTTGATAGGACTTACGGTGGCGGACAAGAACCTTCTAGAGCGGGTGCTGTTGTAGTTACTGACGAAATAGATTCCGACGGAGGCATTATTAAACATATTTCAGCGGTAGATATATCTAATGATACTGTCGATGCCGCTCACCTATTAGAGGGATATACAGCCCATGATAATCAGGGCAACGCCATAACTGGCGAATATCGACCATAATTATTAAAAGGGGGTGACGGAATGATTGTCACAGATAATAATACCTGTTCGATGACAAGGGGCGACACAGAACAACTTACAGCATATGCAAAAAATAAGTCTTTTGTTAGCGGGGATATTGTTGAATTCACTCTCCGCAGGACTCCTGCCTCCAAGCAGATATTGCTCCATAAAGTCGTTAGTGATTTCACGGAGCGTGAGGGAAAGGCGGTTTTCCATTTTGCTCCTGAGGACACGGCGGAGATTCCGTGGGGCAAGTACAGCTATGACATTCAGGCCACGTTTGCGGACATTGGCGTAAAAACGATTATCAAGCCTTCTCCCTTCAACCTTGGAGAGGAGTGTACGTATGGTACTGAATAAATGCTGTTGCCCGTGTGAAGACGAACTGATAGGCATCGTAGAGTCTGACGGCGAAGTCTGCGGAAGTATTGAGTCTGACGGAGAAATACACGGCGTATTAGACAGCATAATTTACGTGACAGATCACCCGGCACTCAGGAATAG